TTGGCAACTCCAGTATTACTTGAACATTGCTTGCAGTACCTTTTCCCATCCACATTCTTCCAGATATAGGCATCTTCCCCGCATCCATCACACTTTTTTTTCTTCGGTTGTATTCCCATCTCCTTCGTTTTTACCTATATTTTTTTTACTTATTAACAATCCATTACCGAATGACTTGTTTAGGATAACAACTGTTGATCTTACCTGAGTCAGATCGTTTTCTTGTTTTGCTAGAGCCTTCAGTATTTCTTCCTCCATTGGAGTCTCTGGACATATTAATAGGGATACTCCTTCGTTGCAGATTGTTTCTACTCTCATGTGTAATAGTATTTAACTCATAGAAAACTTTAGGTAATACTTTTGTTTCAATGAGTTTGTCAATAATTTGTTTTTTTGTGATTTTTAGCATTTTGAAGCTCATGTTATTCACATACTCCGGGTCCCCAGCAATACCATAATGTTTTATAAAACATTTTGTTATTTCCATATCTGGAAACCAGTTCATAAAGAATTTATTGGCCAGTATATTAACTATCTCTTGCTTCCACAGATTAATCACCTTCTGTGCTTTTTTGTAGAGTTTTATAACTCTTTGTTTTTTTTCTAATGACATCTCTTGTAATTCTTTCTCTGAGTACACACTTAGGCCATAAAGGGCTCTGTTGTACAGAAAGTTTTGATGATCATTGTAATTGTTTTTTTCATAATGTTTTTGCATAAGGGTTAAGAAGAGGGAATAGCATTGGTTAGAAAATAAGAAAAAGGGTAAAGTATAAACCTTACCCTTTTTCTTTACTTATTATAGATCAGCAGGATTGTTAGATTTGCTAGAAATACCAATAGAAATCTCATCGACCTTCTCTTTATTCTTAGCATATGCTTCTTTAATCGCGTCACCATTATTATGAGCTACTGAAATATCTTCAGAAGACATGTTAGTGGTGTAGAAAGTTTTACGATAGATAGGCTGCCCATCTTGACAGCATACTATGTTAGTCTTTCCTGCGATCTTGTAGTCGCGTTCAGGATCACTAGCATTGAATGGTTCAAGACTTTCCTTGAATATAATCTTACCAGGAAGTTCCTGATCTTTTTTCCAACCGAAAGATTTTAGATCTTCTACTGTTCCATGCACTAAAGCACTGATTGTTTTTCTACGAGCAAAGCCATTGTCGTCAACAACAATACGATTTTGCTCTACTCTTATGTGAGCCCATTCTGGGTTGTTCTTTGATACGATGACAACATTTCCTGCATCATCAGATGTTACTTTTACTTTTGAGTCCATGATTTTTTGATTTTTGATTGTTAAACATTGATTTGATTGTTGAGTTAAATATAGTACAAATGCAAAAACCGAGTAACTCTCTCGGTTTTACATATATGCTGTCATGGCCACTAACAGCTAATCTTGTTCTTCTGATTCTTGTAATTCTTCACTCTCTTCAGTGATTCCTACATCATCTACTGTTATTATTGCAATAGTAGTAGTGACTTGCATAGGAATTTCTTCACTCTCTTCCTGATAGTCAATACTCTTATCATGAGTAACTTCAGTTTTCTTTTTGGGCTTTCTGATGGCTGATTCTTGCCAATGAGACTCTGGATATTCACCAACATTACCTGCCATAAGATCTTGAATATCTTGATCTGTCATATCAAGATATTGCTCTGTAGATATATGTACAATTTTTCCGTTAGGTAGTTGGTAAATCATTTTATTATCTCAATAGGCTAATAAGAACAATCCCTAATGCTACACAGGCAAAAAAGATATCTCTTCTTTTAATGTTCTGCTGCAGAGTGGCAATCTGTTTCTCTAAAGCTGCTACCTTCTCTTCATATTTGTCAAGGTATACATACTTTTTCTTTTTCGGCCAACCCATTCTTCTTTCTTCTTGTTCTTGCATAGTTATTCTTTACACAAATATACACCTTTTTTAAAAAGGTTGATCATCTGCTGGGATAATAGGAGTTTGTTCACTTAAGGCATCCAAAAGATCTAAAAAGGATTCTTCTTTATATGCTATGACATACTCTAATGCCTGATAAGTCACCTGTTTTATTGCTCCACTATCCATAAATGTGAAGCTAAGCACATAAGGAGAACTATGATAAAGATTTACGTCCTCAATCTGACAAAGTAATAATCCTTCTTTATCATAAGAGGCTCCTTCTTTCCAGTGTGGCATTTTCTTAGTTTCCCGTTTATCTACCTTCCAAGATGGTAAATGACCAAACTTAACCCAGACCATATCACCCTTCTTATACTTGACTGTAGGATATATGCCTACCAAGGCTTTCATAAGCCCCGGTAAAGCATGATCTATAGTGTTTAAATAACCCACAATAACTTCTGCCAGCTTTTCATCACTAGGATCTTTTAGCCTAGTCATCAAAGCTTCTTTCACTTGATCAGGAGAGCATTCGATCATTATTTTCTTTTCACTCATTGTGTTTCCATAAACCAGGTTATGTATTCGCGATAAAGACCGTTAGGTCTTCTGTTCTTAAACCTGTTGCTACTAATAAAGTGGAACCATACTCCAAATAGGAATATGCTACTAAATAGGACCGCATCTACCTTTAAGTTAAACCCATTGTCAAGGGCACTTACATAAGGTACTATAGCCGGTCTTGGATTTAGTATTCCAAATATGATGAAAACCAAGGTCTCCATCACTAGTACAGGTATCAAGGATTGCATTAGTATCCTGAATGCTATCCTCACAAAGTTTGTTGTCTTCATACTTATAATATAAATTATTGGTGATAACATCCAGTAACGAGTTATCAACAGACCTATGTTGATAATTTCTCATTCACTATAGTGATTTTTACCACATCATGGTGATAATGCAACCAGGCTTTTGCCTTCTTAATGTCTTCATCCGTGTGATGACTTTCTTTAAATAGCTGGTAAGCACATCCTCCTGGACCTGCTAGATCTTCTCGGTAGAGCATATCATTGATATCTCCACCAGTTGCCCCATTGGGTCTTAGTTCTTTTAGAGTTAGAGTACTCATTTTGTAGAATTATTATCCACAAAATAAGTATCGGCTTCTTTTCCTACTACCAATTTAAACCTGAATGTACAGGTCAATATGGCTATTAGGATCAAGAAAGCACATGCCTTAGGATGGCTTTCTATTGCTGCTAGGAATGTTTCCATGCTGAATTCCTCCATTATGTTCTTTTTTTAATGCCGAACGCTATACCTATTTGTGAGGTATAGATGAATCGGTCTGATTGTTCTGTATCTATGTGTGCCCATGGTGGTACTATCTCCTTAACCAGAGTATCAAAGTCTGAGGGTTCCATAATAACCAACAGTCTAAGATTCTCTGGCATCGGGGATAGTCTATACACATGATGGGCAAACAATTCGATATCAGCTTGTGTTTTTAGGTTGTTTTCCATTAGAATGGTAATTCTGCAAAATCTGTTACTGGAGCCTTGTCTCCTAATGCACTTCTATAATCCAGTAAGTGCTGGGTGATCATATCTCTCAATTCCTGTGGTGGATTGTGACCTTCTCTTCCATTACGGAAGCCTTGAAGTTGGTGCATGCGTAAGCTCTTACCTACTTCCAGAGTATACCGGATATCCTTGTATACCATAGAGAATATACCACAGTCTCCATTGTTTATTCTGCTTGCATATGTTGCTACACAATGTTCTTGTTCAATACTTTCCTGAAGCAATCGCTTCTTGCTATCAACCTCTTCTACAGGTATAGCGAAGTCCTTGAACAGACCTTTGTAATTTTTGTGCATTTTCACATGCTTCACACCCTTTAAAATTCTTTCCCTGCTAAGCTTGCTGTGTTCATCTCGCATTCTCTTGTCTGAGGTGATCTTTAAGGAGAGCTTTTTGTCCAGCTCATAGTGGTCATTCAACCAGTCTTCTACTAACCATGACAATTCATCCTTACCAAAGCACATCTCAGAGATGAGACAACCCAGACTATACTTACTTTTAGATCCTCCTGTAAGACCGTCTAAAAAAGATATGCGAGTCTCACGAGTCTCTTCAGCTTGTTTCTTTTCTTTTTCCAGGATAAACTGACAAACTCTGTTCATCTCTCCTGGATTCTGAAGTACTTTGCAAAGAACATCTAAACCCTTTATGCTTAACTTTTCAATAAGCAGTTTAGGTATCTTTACATTGTACATCTTCTCAATGACTTCAGCCTCATTTTTAGTGTTCATAAAGTTTCTGGTAAGAACTTTATCTAATACTGGCTGGTAGTCAATGTTAAGAACTGTTTTCAAGATCTGAGGACCATATGTATGAGGAATGCGACCACCCTTCATTATTCTCGGGCCTCTGTATCTTCTGCTGGCTATGAACACATACAATTGTTTACTGTAACAAAAGATAGGATGGTTTTTCTTAAAAGGATAGAATCGGTTCTTTTTGTAAGCATAAGCATATCCATGCTCAAACTCGGCAATACTGATGCGATCTTTTTCTTTGTTGTAGAGTATAGAAAGAACTGTTTTAACAGGCCTAGACCTATATCCATTGACTGCTTTCATGTATATCTCTGAGTCTGGTTCATGTTTCCAACCATGCTCTTTGAAATAGTTCTTACAGTACTCAATTGCTTTTAAGTTATCAGGAGAGGTCATGTCAAAGTAATAGGAGATGAATTGCTCATTCTCTATTACCTTAACCTCCCTTTCATCAGACTGTGGACGGTATAGATCCTTTACAGTCTCTATTATCCGGTTGAATATTTCTCTTTTCATGTGGGTTGGTTTTTGAGTTGGTTAATTTTTTATTCATTTACCCATAACTCAACAGTCATGGTAGACATACTGATAAGTTTTACTACAAGATTCTTCTTGTGTTTGGTCAACAAGTAGTTGTAAAGGTCAAAGTATGGTTGTTTAAGATCATGTGCACCAAAGCCACTGCTCTGTGATAGTTTCTCCTCATAATGCTCTCTTTCAAACTTGAAAAGGAATCTTTGCACTTTACTGCCTTTATAATTTTCTTGAGCCTGCTTTTTCAAGCTGGCCAGAGTAGGAGCAGAAGCCTTTGCTTCTGCCCTTTTCTTGGTTGTTTTTTTTGCCATTTATTTATTTGCTAATGGTTTATTTGTTAGAGGAGTCAGACTATAGCCATTTTTTGTTAGCTTTAGTACAGCATCATATTCCTTATAGAAGTCTACATCTATAGTAAATGAACCGGATTGTGTGACATCAAGCATAAGAAACTTAACATTCTGGTTCTTATCTTGGAACCTTATTAAGTACTTTGCACCTAGATCACAAGCTATGGAATAATACTTCCTAGCCTTTGTACGGTATTCACTTACAAATGTACCTTCATGATTCATCTTGTAAACAGTGAAGTTTACATTTTTCTGATGGAGAAACTCTCCTTCAAGAATAAGATGATACGGATCTTTTGTTTTTCCTTGTACTGATATGGTACATAACAGTACCACAATTAGTGAGTTGATTAACTTTTTCATTTTGAGTTGATATTAGATTGTTGCACCAACTGCCCGGTGCCGGCTTATTTCATGTTGAACATTGCTGAAGTATTCCCACCCAACATGGTGGTAGGATACTTACCATCCCAGTTAGAAGCTCTGATGTAATCGATATACTGTTGGCTTAACTGTGCTTGCTTAAGCTTCATAGCCTTAGATTCTGCATCTGCTTCTACTAACATGGCTTGTGCTCTACCTGAAGCTGTAATAACGGCTTTGGCTGAATCACCTCTAGCTAGGGCAATCTTGGTTTTGGCTTGTGCATCTGCAACAATAGCCTTTTGTATTTCCCCTTGAGCTAGCTGTACAGCCTTAGTCTTTTCTTCGATCGCGTTTCTTAATGCTTCTGGTGGAACAATATTAGTTCTAAGCTGAGATATGACAAACCATTTACTAGTCCTCTTATTACATTCTGTAACAATCTCTGCTTCAAACTGCTCTCTCTTATTAAAGATGTCATCTACAGACCATCTATTTGCCACATCATTTACTGATCCCACAATAGCTGTCATTAACCATCCTTGTTCTATATCCTTCACTCCGAGTCTTAGAGCTTCAAACATATCTCCGACTGCATCTGCTTTTAAGGAATAGTTGAAGGTTGGTTTAATAACTGCTGAGAATCCTCCCTTTGTTATGACACCCTGATCACCATATTCAATATGTTGCTGGTAAGTAGGAAATTCATACAGTTTTTCTACCCATGTATTATAAGCTACCCAACCGGTTTTATACTGGTAGTCACTGACCCCGCGTTCATCACCTGATAGTTTAACTTTAATACCTACATGACCAGCATCTACCCTCTCAAGGGTGTAAGGTTGAAATATGGCAACAAGCATACCTATAATGAGGATCAATAAAGGCTTAATTAGCCATGCCGGATTAGTTTTTTCAACCAAGTCATTGTACCGATCCTTAGTTTTGATTTTTGCATTTTCGCGGGTGCTAAATAGCATACCGATTACAAATAGGAGCACTGCTCCAAAAATTATCCATGAAATCATTTTTCTTCTTCTTTTTTAGGGTTATTAATGTTTAAAATTTTCTGTAGCAATCTTACTATATACCATACATAGGCTACAACCATGATGATATAAATTACAGTAGCCATTGAAAATAGTGGTATTGGGAAAAGAGGCCTTGAGATAAGCTCAAAGTAACTATCACTTGCTCCTATTACTACCATAGTAACAAACAGGAATATGATCAGATTCTTCATTCTTTAGGTCCTCCCATTCCACCACCTCCTAGTATTCTTACTATTGGGTGGTTCATTTGAGATCTCATGTCAGAAATCACATACATTACATAAGCTAACTCATTTGCGTGCTTGCAGAATGTAGATGCTTCTACCATTGCTGCGGTCAGTTTATCAGTTGCTATGAATGCTTTTCTTGCATAAGACTCAAGTTCGATAAGCCTTTCTTCAGTGATACCTAGAGCCTCAAATATTTTCTCTGAGTCAGGATTGATACATTTAACATGAAGATGTTCGGCCTTATCTACTGTACTTACATCCATCAATGTGATAGATACTTTTGTTCTTTTTACAGGAGCTTTTTTCTTTGCCGGAGCTTTTTTCTTTGTAGGTGTTTTTGCCATACTAATGGATTGTTTAAATGTTTAATGTTTAAATGTTTAAATAATAAAGTCACCCAGTAAAAGAACTGATATAGACTATGGTACTGTTAAAATTAAGGTCAAAGACCTTCCCTTGTTATAAAGGCAAAGGTGAAAACCAAGTCTTGTTTATACTATCACAAGGGCCAAGCCTCTACTCTCATAGGGCAAACAAAGGTCCTCTTAATGTGATAGAGTGATCCAATTATCTCCTTTCGGAGTAACCTGTTCACTGGTTGATACTTTTTATGAAAGCTCAAAAACAATAGGGGGTTTCACAAGGGAAGCGGTTGATGGGCACACCAGGTACCCGTTTAATTTAACATGATCCAAATTCATGTCTCCATTAGCAGTGGAGTGCTATTTTTCAGATAGCGAATAATAGTTTATATGTATAGTTCTTTTACCAAGCATAAAGATCTGCAGATATCAGCTTCTGCTTCTTCTACAGATCACCTTTAGGGGAGCTCTCCCAGCGTCACCTTCCTCACAGGACCGTATGCTTAACACTTAAGTTGGTAGGACTGGTAACAGGAGAGCATAATAAAATGTGGGAGGGGCCGGGTCTTCGAAGCCCCTTTATCCCACTAGAGTGTATTAGACCTCAGGTTCTAGTCCTTTTAAGAACTGATCAATAGTTGCCTGAAATCTAGGATCGATCTGAATACGCATTGCTGCAGTAGTCTTGATTTGCTCCTGGCGGTCAGCTTCGAATGACTCCTTCTCTACCTTAATGGCATCAGAGTATTCATCCATAGCTTTATTCCACTCATTACGCAACTTCTCATTGCGATTGTTCACCTCAGCTTGCTTTACAGCATTCTCTTTAGCAATGCGAGCATTCTCCTCAGTCACAAGGTTCTTAACCTTGGCTTTGTAGTAGTTCACGCGTTGCTCATACTTGCGGTGAAGAGTGGCTAAAGTCTCATGATGAGCTAATAACTCTTCAGATGTGTGATGTACTTCTACCTTAATAGGTGTGCGCTCTCCATCCTTGATAGTTATCCAATCAAGAGCTTTTACCTTAGGTAATTCTTTTCTCAAGCCATCCAATATGGAGTCCTTGTGAATGAACTGACCGATGTGAGCAGCATATGCCTCTGCTTCTATATACTCTGCATATTCTGCAGAAGTAAGTTTGTCCCAGCCCCAGTCCTCACCAATAGCTTTTGCAGCAACAAACTTTTCATAGCTTGGTTGCTCTGGAGCATCTTTTGGTGCTACATAAGACTTCATTCTCAGTTCAATAAGAAGATGGTCTTTAGCCTTAATGTTTACCATTAAGAAAGCCTGGGTTGCATGAAGTTTTGCTTTCTCTTGCAACAAGTCAGCAACATCCTTTGGCATAGGTTTACCTACCTCTTGAGTATAGGTATCTCCACCAATTTTGAATGTCTTAGTAGCATTATTGATACCACTTAACTTGTTGTTGATCTCTAATGCGCGCTGGTAGCACAAGTTAGAAATACTTTGAGCCTGAGAAAGGCTTAATCCGGTTTTAGACAAATGATGTCTCATGATCTTTATGGTTTCCTATACACCATTAGGTTTTAAGTTGTTTTATTTTCTTTCCATTGAATTCCTGGACAGTAGTTCTCTTTAACAGTCATAATATACTGCCAAAAGAATTTGAAGAACTGACCTAAGCCAGATCCTATAACTATAAAGAATTTAGCAAATGCTACAGCTGCTTTACCAAAGGTTCTTCCAAACCATGAGTTGCATATACATACAGCACATTTAGTAAATATTCTAGCAAACATCCATACTATAAGCACTATAATTCCTACAAATACTAAAATAATTCCAGCATTTCTTAAGAATCTCCAAAGCTTATCTGGATAAAAGTGGGCCCAAGCATAGTCAATAACTAACCATACACCGTATGCTATAATTATTAAGAGAGCTATTGCAATAATATAACCTATCCATTTAGTATACTTTACTATATTAGTAAACATCTGTTGTGTTCTTTTCTTAGCAACTTCTCTAGCTTCCCATTCTTGTTTTTCTTTAAGAGCTAACTCTTCTTGTAGTTTTTTTCTATCTTCAGCAGCTTTTAACCAGCTATCTTTTATTTTTTGTCTCATCTCTTTAAGCTTAAGTTCCCAATCAGGATTATCTTGCTTCCAAAGATCAAACTTCTTTCTCATAGCTTTTTTCTTATACTCTTTTGTACCATAGATAGGATCTTTACCATCTTTATCTAAGAAGTATTCATCTCTCATGAAATGATAATATTCCCAGTCAGCTTCTGAATTACTTCCACGAGTCCATTCATGATTATAGTTAACTACCCATGCTTTCATAATATCATCCTCTCCCATAATTCTAGCAGCTTGTCTAACTAAAGGTTCACAGATCTTCTGATCAAACCAGTCTGTAGACTTCTCTATAAACCAGACAAATCCCTTAACTATTAATAGAATAAGCTTTACTAATGGTACAATAGGTATGATAAAAGTTACTAGTATACAAAAATTTGTAAGCCAGAAGTAAGGACAGAAGTTGTTGAATCTAGGCGGGTTATTAAAGACAAACCTCTGTAGTCTTCTATGCCATCCATTAGAATTTAATGTTATTTCCATATTTGTTTTTAATTTTAAAGTTTAAATATTTTAAAGTTTAACTATCAGCAGTCCTTGTACTGTATCTGCTGTTTTATAAGGAAATAGTTAATAGGTATTGACTGTCTAGTAAGGGCTCCATATAAAGCACTCTCGAGAACTCTGTTACGTATGCACCAAGAGACAGTCAAAAAGATGGGCTAGGAGATTGCTCTCCTATTGGCTGGTATGAGACAGCTCAATGCCCAATGTTATTTGTGTAAATAGTATCTCCATTCACTGGATCCTCCAGCTTCAGAGAATACAAACTTTGTACTGGTCAGTTGAATAATAGGAAAAGTGGAAGTGCTAAGTTCAAAATACCCGGCATTAGGTGCTTTCCAAGAATACTTTTTTAAGTTACACCATATATGTCCATCATCTACATTGTAAAAACCGGTTGAGTTGTTTATATAATCAGTATCATAAAACTGCATCCTACAAGAGGTTGTATTACTTGATACAGATACACTCTGCCTTATGTTATTGTCATACCTTACAACAGAGTCCAATAACCATAAACCTAATAAGCTTTGTTCTTGAGCTGTTAGATTGTTATTACTGTTGTTCTGATTGGTAGAAGGTGATGGATTAGTAGTCGGTGCTGGTGAGTTCTTATTGCAGGCCATCATTACAATCAGGCTTAGCAAGCAAAATAGTTTTTTCATTTGAGTTGTTGTTTAATTGGTTAATAAATTACTCCACATTTCTTACACTTAGTATGTCCGTGATTGGATTCACCCCATTCATGTACACATGTAGAAGGAGCTGGTGTATCTTGTTTAAGTTCATAGTTCTCATTTATTAGACTGATAATTACATCAGCTGAGGCTTCTGGAGTTCTGTCTCCATTCTCCACGGCTCTTAATAGCTTGCGAAGATAGTCTCTTTGAATATGTGTTGCCATAGTTTGAGTTGATTTTAGAGTTGATTAATAAAATGAGAGGGCTTTCTTTCGGTACCCTCTCTGACTTTACCTGCTTGCTAAGACTTTACTGTTGGCTCTCACATCCCAAAGCTATAAGGGAAAGGCACATGTTGTGTGTTTTCATACCTGGTCTTAACCTGTTGATAGTACAACAGTGGTAGGCCCCAGTACACGCCTACTCTAATTCCGGTTATTGTATCAGCCGGTAGATTGTTAATAGATAGGTTCCCCATAAAGGGTTGGAAGTCAAAACGCTACACTTCCCGCCAGGGTGCGACCCTGTGTTTTCATCGAATGCCATGCTAAAGACCTAGAGGCGACCACCGTTACTAGATCTAGAGTTGATGCTAGAGTATATTAGAGTTCAAGTAATTTGTTGATATACAATACCATCTCCTTGTAAGTGATCAAGTGATTACCCAAGTATCTTTTGATCTTAGGCCACTCAGCCTTATACTTCTCATACATAGAGGAATTCTCTAGTAATGAGTACTTTATGTTTGCGATGATATCGCAGAGCTTAACAAACACAGCTAGTTCATTCTCGACTAGTGTCCGGTAGAACTCTTCATTCTTTCTTTCGGCCCTGTTCCTACCCCTCATCTCAGTACATAAGAAAATGATCTCGGCTAATTCTTCAGCCTCCTGTTGTGCCATTCCCTTCTTCCTACCTATCTCTATGATATCATTGTATGTAACCCGAGCATCTTCGATCATATCATGACCATAGCAAGCTGCCTTGACTAAGAACAGTTTATCTCCCGGTATTAGATGACTGAACTTTTTAGCTTGTGCATGCACATAGTGCAAGTGTTGGGAATAAGGTAGAACCTTAGCATACTTCTGGTTACATACCTCATCATGCCGGCTCATACACCAGTCCCTAAAGTATTCAAATGTTATAATATCCATGACTAATGGTTTTAGTAGTTAAACAATGGGATGATATGGTATAGGCTCTATGAGAGCTCGTGTTAGTTAGTAATTATCAGCCATAGAAGCTAGTATAAGTATTGCACCAATGACTATTAGTATGATGGCCAGTGGGAAACATAAGTTCCACCAGCTTAATACAGCTATGGTGACTAGCATAACTCTTGGTTTGATTTCGGTGGCGGTCTCTATATCATATAGAATACCTGCTATTATACCTATAAGAGATAGAATAGCAATTGTTAAAATGATCTTGTCCATGGTTTATAGGTTTAAATGGTTATACAATAAGAGCTGAGTCAGCCTCGGTTAATATCTTTAAAGCTGTGGTGATCCTTTCCTACCTATATAAGGATATAGTAATAGGTATAGATATAGAGATAGTAGTATATAGGGTAATATCTTTAAGCAAGTAAACCTATTAGGTTTATTAGCTATATGGTGCACGCTCGCCTAAAGGGTGATTGAGGGCTTATTGATCATGGTATCAAAGTGTTGTAGGGAGTTCACCCCACCTCATGCACACTCTTTTCTTACACATTATCAACTAGTTAGCTGGTTTTTTGTTTGCTTTAGACCTGATGAGATCTATTCAACCGGTGTTATTCTCCCTATATATAGAGATAAGATAACCACCAAGTACTAAACCTGACACAACTATGCGAAGAAATATTCAAAGTGTTTGTCCTATATATAGGGAAACATCTACCAACTATACCATAGACCTGATAAGACTATGCGAAGACTATTTAAAAACACAGTAGATACCAAGAAAAGAAAAAGAAAAGGAACATAGGGATATTACTCCCTATATTCCTCTGTCCCCTCTTTATCTCCTACATTTTGTCAACACCGCCTTTAACAGCCGCATTCTTTGCTTGCAACTTGGCAATGTTAGCTGAGCGATTGCTAGCCAATGTGCCTGCAAAACGCTTTAGTTCAGCAAGCTTATCTTGTGCATAAGCTGCTTTGGTAGCCTCATCAGCACCGCTGATTAAGTCGGCCAATTGCTTCTCTACTGAGTTATCAGTAAACCAGATGATTTCTCCTGAAGCACTTACTGTACGCTCCAATGTTGCCGAAGTACCATACTTAACAGCGGCTTTTGCTGTGAAGTGGATTAATGGGTTGCCCTCATCGTCCTGACTGTCAATACCTTTAGCCAATTGGTCTTGGCGGTATTGTTCTGCACCCTCGCCAGTTACCTTGTAACTAACCATTGGTGTTCCTGTTTCCTTAGCTTTGTAAGGATTTGGGTTGCTGATTGTGATTGTTTTCTTTTCCATTTTGAGTTGGTTTTTAAGTTATGACATTATTGTCAAGGTAGTTAATGGGATACAAGAGAAAGAAGATACAAGAGAAAGAATACACACAGAAGAATGCACACAGGTAGCCATTGCTATCCCATGTGCATGTCCATGACAACAAAGAACGATCACCTCAAGTCGAGGCAAATAGACCCATTGATCTTAACCACTGATTTCTTCAGTGATCTGGCCAGTGTGGTGGCTGAGTCTAATGATGGATATTGTGCTATATATTGTAGCACATGTTTGCTACTAGCCTTATCCCACACTTGTTTAAATACCTGATACATAAGCCTTTATTTAAGTTAGTTAATGTGATACTACAGCCATAACTATGGCCGAGTCAATAACAGCAAGCCAAAGCATTGCTATTATTTTTTTGATTACTGTCCAGTCCTTTGCATCAGATAATGCAACACCTAGACCTAATGATAGTGTTATCATAGCTTTAAGTTTTTGAATAACAGTGGATTATTCTCCACTGTTATTTGAGTTATCTTTATCCCAAGCATTGTGTCCTGCAATGCTGTTAGAGATGGTGCCGTCTATATTTCTATAGAATGACTGTTTACCTGTGTATCCTTCTTTAGGAGTGAATGCTGGTCTTTGCTTTACAGGAGACTTGGTCTCTACTGATGGCACTTGCATGAAGCCGATTACTGGTACATTTCTCATATGATGTTGGTTTGTGTTAAAATAATGATCAAGTGCTACAGGGTGTACATTCCCTGCTCACTATTCTAGGACTCCCTCTCGTAGGTGTATTAAGTAGTAGCCACGACTGGCCTTACTCCCCCGAATAGTCTCTCAGGATTTCTCCTGTCTTGAGCACTTGATCAATCAAGTTGATGGGATAAAGAAGAAAGAATAGAGTAAGGTGATGAGTGGATCTCTCCACTCGCGGCCTTATATAGTTTGTCGTTGCCCTACACATGCAACTATTAAGTATGCAGGGATCGTCCTTGGTTGGCTACATGCTCAAGGATGCATGGATGACATGATACCATCTCATCAATCAAGTTCATGGGATAAAAAAAGACAGAACTTTTTCTCCAAGGAAAAAAGTTTCTTACCAGGCTGAATTAGGAAAATGTTTTTTTCAGACCCTGGGGGTAGGGGGTACTATGAAACACGGGGGGAGGTTGTTGGGGAGGACCCAATCCACAAACACTATTATGTAAAATACCCACCCCGGGATATTATATTCTATTGATCAGGTATTGCTTATCTTAGAATTTGAGTTATATTTGTCCTATGAAAAAAAGTACAATATGGGTTATTGTGGGACTGATAGGAGTCTTGCTTATTACCCTGGCTTGGATTATGATTTATTCTAAGCCTAAACCTATTCCGGATATAAAAAATGGAGTAACCTATCATAAGATTTATAATCATACTAAGGATTCGGTATTGGTATGGGTTACTTTGGGGGCAACCCCGGGGTGTCTGCAGGATGTGACTAAGATACCTTTTGTTACTTCTGGATCAGGGTTAGTAGGATCCTTCTACCTAGCAGCTGGTGATTCTACTATTTGGTATGCACCGGACTCAGTTGGATTCAATGGAGTATTTAGCTTTAATTATCAGCCAGATAACTGCCCAGCTCCTACGTATCCTAACGGTATTAACCAGTATGAGTTTATAGTGAACAATGCATTCCAAGCAGGACAACCTCAAGAGAGTATCAATATCTCATGTGTTCATGGGGTGAACTGTGTTATTCGTGTAGATATAATTACTAGTAATCCATTTAATGCCGGCTCTAAAGTTCCTGTTGTGGAAAGCTTTGCTAATACACTTGATCGGAATCAACTTGGTATCCCTGGTGTATACCCGTATGCGTGCACACATTGTACAGACTACATAGGAGCCCCCGGCTGTATCTCTACTCCTCAGCCTGTTTCTAAAGAACAAATCTGCCAGGTACAAAGACCAGCTAACCAATCAGGAGGAATGATAAAAGTTATATATTTAGGAAATGAAGAACCTGCAAAATAAATTTGCATAATTAAAAAAACTATATTATATTTGTAACATGAAACTGTTTTTCTTATCGTTTAGTTGTTTATGGTATCTCTCACAAGGAGGCAGCCCGGGCATTTCATGATAGGTTTTTCATAGTTAAACATGATTAATTGACAAAATCCCTGGGCTGATTACCCGGGGATTTTTTTTGGACTCATAGCTCAGTAGGTAGAGCGCAGGACTGAAAATCCTGCCGCACTGGTTCGATTCCAGTTGAGTCCACACAAGCCGACACTGTAGAGTGGGAGATCTACACCAGACTGTAAATCTGGAGTCTTAGACTTTGGGAGTTCGAATCTCTCTGGCGGCACAAAAGGAAGGTTGGCAGAGCCTGGCCGATTGCACCAGTCTTGAAAACTGGAGGTCCCTTGGATCCGTGAGTTCGAATCTCACACCTTCCTCAACATGCATAGAAAAATGCACTTTTCTATACATGTTTTTTGAAAGTGCATAAAAACTATACATCTCTAGCTCAACTGGCGGAGCAGCGGTCTCCAAAACCATAAAGCAGTTTGGATACTGAAGTAAAAACATGTATATTTGTACATGCCTTCAAAAAATAAAGAAATACTAAAAAAGCATAGAGATGCTTGGTATAAAAAGAATAAAAAAAAACAGATTACTAACCAGCTTGAAAAAAGACAGGAATTAAAGAAATGGTTTCAGGAATATAAGAGATCATTATCTTGTAAAGAGTGTGGATTTAGCTTTGAATTATTTCCAGAATGTTGTGATTTCCATCACAGAGATGGAGATACAAAGAAAGATGTAGTAAGCAGATTGCTACCAATGGGAATAAAAGCACTAAAGAAAGAGATTGAAAAATGTGATCCTCTTTGTGCTAATTGTCATAGAAAGCTCCATGCAAAATTAGAATATACAGGTTAGCTTATTGGAAGCACCAGGTCTCCAAAACCTCGGATGGAAGGAGTTCGATTCTCTTAACCTGTGCACAAGGTACCGTGGGTGAGGGGTTTAGCCTCAGGTCTGCAAAACCTGCTACGTCTGTTCGAATCAGACCGGTACCTCATGAAAGAGATAGATGAAGAGTTCAACTTACTTCAGTTGTACATCTATGATTGCATCAACCGGATGTGTTTGAATGCATACATAGATAAGACTAAGTGTTCTCATCACCCTTTGTATACTTTTGAAGAATACAAAACGGCAATATGGGATCCTTGGACTGGAGAGACTGTAGCAAGTAGAACAAGATGGGCTTTAAATATTAAGCCTTTATTTTAGAGAAGTGGCTGAGTGGCTTAAGGCACCGCACTGCTAACGCGGAGGATGTAACAGTTCCACCGGTTCGAATCCGGTCTTCTCTGCAAATGCCCATATGGTGGAATGGTAGACGCGCTGGTCTTAGGAACCAGTACCGTAAGGTATGTAGGTTCGAGTCCTACTATGGGTACATATACTCCTGTGGTGTAATTGGTAGCCGCGCTAGGCTTAAGACTCAGTGGACTTAGTCCGTGCCGGTTCGAGTCCGGCCAGGAGTACTTTGCTCACCTGATTAATAAAGTGACCAAAAATTATTACACTGTCTACCAATCAGTTAGACCTTCTGAAGAAAATATTTTTGGTAGACTCAAACAAACCTATTATATTTGTCTTGCAAATGAAACGCATACAACATATCCAGATGGCCAATACAGGCAGAAATACGGTGGAGATTAAAGATCCGACCGTGTCCATGGGTGTTGCATGTAGTTTTAGATAAGACATTTTTAGTTAGCTAAACCGCATTAAACCCCTGGACAAGTTCTAGGGGTTTTTTGTTTTACCCCGGGATGTAGATCAGTTGGTAGATTGCGTGCTTTGGGAGCATGAGGTCGCAGGTTCGAGCCCTGTCATCCCGACTAGCAGAAGTGGTACTCCAGTGCCCGTACTGAAAACCAAACAAAACTGGAGACATGGGGTTCAAGCACAAGCGGACGTGCATTAGCTTTGCAAGCTAGAGGATCTCGGTTCGAGGCCGAGGAGCTCCACATGAATGAAGAACTATATAATTGGCTGGAGAAGATGTTTATGTTCTCCAATATCCCTAAGTACAGGAAGTACTTTAAGGAATGGGTGGACAACATAACTGAAGATCAGATCACCGGTTTTCAGAGAATGATGGGAGCCAACTATAAGATTAAGCAGGAATAGCTCATCCTTGGTAGAGCTCCAGTCTTCCAAACTGGAGGTGGCGAGTTCGAGCCTCGCTTCCTGCTCACAACTGCAGTGCCCATGTACAGTGGGGGTACAATCACTGCAGGTAGAAGAGTGCTAAGAAATCCGGTGTTGGGTTAGCTCTGGACACTAAGGTAAGGAGTGGGTAAGGACCACAGTCCCCGTCTAACAGGGACAAAGTTTTGCAAAAGCCTTCCCTGGGATGGAGCACTCTTCATGATATTGGTCTGTTAGGGGAGTCCGGCCGTCCCTACCTCACTGTCTATGAGGGGATCACGGGTTCGAATCCCGTACAGACCGCTGGGCGGTAGTCTAATGAGCAGGGTTAGTAGCGTGCTGACTAACTAGTCTTAGGACGATCATCTTATGGGATGATAGATATCAGTAACCATTCTGATCTGCCCCACCAATTGCCCCTTAGCTCAGCGGTAGAGCAAAACCCTGTTAAGGTTGAGGTCCTAGGTTCAATCCCTAGAGGGGCAGCAAATAGACGAGTAGCTCAGCCTGGTTAGAGCGCCCGCCTGATACGCGGAGGGTCACAGGTTCAAATCCTGTCTTGTCTACTTTGGGACCGTTTGGTAGTGACATAGTCTTGAACTAGATCATAGAAACTATCACATAGGAGTATAGCTCAGTTGGGAGAGCATCCGGTTTACATCCGGACGGTCCAAGGTTCGAGTCCTTGTATTCCTACAAACTTTAAAGATTTAAACTTATAATGTTTACACTATTAAAATATAAGGTTATAAAGAGAAGGATAAAACCTTAACTCATTATTCCCTCATAGCTTAGTGGTAAAGCAGTATACTTTTAATATACGGAGCGGCAGTTCGATTCTGCCTGGGGGAACTTTAAACCCCCGTAGCTCAATGGAAGAGTAAGAGACTTCTAAGCTCAAGGTTACCAGTTCGAGTCTGGTCGGGGGTTCTGAATAGGCCCTTAGCTCAGTTGGTTAGAGCAGTACTCTTATAAGGTAAAGGTCACCGGTTCAAACCCGGTAGGGCCTACATAATATTTAGCGGGGTGACTGGAGTTGGTTCCAGCACAGCCTCATAAACTGTACAGACGCGGGTTCGAGTCCCGCCCCCGCTACAATGAGTGCTAATGACACCTGATAAAGGAGGGGATATATTACCAGGTCCCCCGACACTCAGTAACGCTCCCATCATCTAGGGGTCAGGATATCAGGTTTTCGACCTGAGCACCAGGGTTCGAATCCCTGTGGGAGTACTTAAGCTTGAGTAGCACAATTGGTAGTGCACCTCCCTTGTAAGGAGAAGGTTGTCAGTTCGAGTCTGACCTCAAGCTCTGTGTCTGTAGAGGAATTGGTAGACTCCCCGGAATGTGGATCCGGTGCTTGTGGGTTCAAGTCCCATCAGACACCCCATTAGTTCTCATAGCTCAATTGGATAGAGTCCTTGACTACGGATCAAGAGGTTGAAGGTTCGACTCCTTCTGAGAACACATAATGCCCTTTCGTCTAACGGCAGGACCTGTGGTTTTGGGCCACATGATCGAGGTTCGAATCCTTGAGGGGCAACTAGTTTTTTATTGTTTGCACATCCAAAGTTTTTTTGTATATTAGCAATAATTTTCATATATTATTAATATGGATGTAGTAAACTTTGATGCTCTCAAAGCACAGGGCAAAATTATAAAAATATCAGATGTGAATCCTGATGAGGATTACTTCATCATTGGTCATTATGATCCGCGAAGAAGAGAATTTAAAGCTACTGATTACCCTATCTATGCTATAAAAGCACGTGATGTTTTAAATTCTTCAAATGCTTTTAATAATCCTTTTGATTTCTATTTAGATGGTAATGCTCCTGCAGGAGGGGATGGCTCAGCAAGTAATCCTTTTAATTTATTTTCTCAAGCCGTTGCCTATATTAATACACTTCCTTCAGCAACATATACTCTATATGTATTGCCGTACAGTTATACAGAATCATCCCCGGTTATTAATCTACCAAACAATTCTGCTCTAAATATAATAGGAGTAGTAGCTAATTCTTGTAGCTTTAATTTTAATGTACAATTTACCGCAATACCAGCTTCCTCATATGCTGTATGGTATGAAAATATTGCTTTTAGTAATTTTGAACTAGATCTTTCTTTAGCATCTTTTGCTTCTATATCCTTTACAGGTTCTAAGGTAGATCTTATAAGAACAGATTCTAATCCTTCTACTATAGTGACATTACAAGGTGCAATGTTTGCCTCTACCCTTTCCGGTAGAGTTTTATGGTTAAATGGTGTAATGTTTGGTGATATTAATGTTCAAACAAATGGTGAGTTGTTTTGTAATACGGTATTACAACTACAAGGACAATTTAAGTTAACAGGATCTGCTAAGTTAAAAACTTTAAGTATGCCAAACCCTACACCTAATGGTGTAGATGGTATTCCTGTAGGTTTGAATATACCGGTTTGGAGAACTGATGCTGCAAGTGATGAAACTTTTACAGGAACTCTTACAAAAATAATATATTAATTATGGAAATTTTAAACATAGAATCTTTAATAGCTCAAGGGAAAATTTTGAAAGCATCAGAATTAGATTCTCAAAATGACTATTTGATAATAGGAAAGTATCAAACTGGTAACAGAAAAAAGGCTGGTGATTTTAATGCTTATCCTGCTTATGTTATTAAAGCAGGGGATTTTAGCACACCTAAGATTTTTGCAGAATTTTCTGATAAATTAACACAATCCACTCCTAATGCTAATGAAGCATCGGCTATTGAACTTAACAGTTCTGCATCTTTTAATAGTCCTGAGATTACTACTATTTTAGATACAAATAATAAATTAACTATTATAAATTTTAGCAAGCCCGGTATTTATAATGTTGAGTTCAACATTCAGATCGCTAGAGTTTCTACAGGATTAAGTAATGATAATGTTAGATTATGGATTAGGCAAAATGGTATAAATATATCAAGAACTCTTAGAGTAATTAACATACAAAGAAATGTAGATGAATCTGAAATTATACTTTCTGGTAATTATTTTATAGAAATACAAAATATTAACGATACTGTTCAGTTAATGTGGAATACTACAGATAGAAATGTTGTATTACAACCTATACCTGGAGCATTTGCTCAACCTGATGTTAGAGCTTATCCAGACGGATATTCAGTATTAGTAACTATTAATAAAGTTAATTAATGTCAATAGGTAATTTAAAAACTAACGGAAATAAGGGGAACAATTTTCCTTATCAACTAGCAGTATTAGAGTTGCTAAGACAAATAGCTTCTGGTACAGGAGGATCTGGTGTTGCAAGAGCTTCATCTATGATCAGAAGTTCTTCTGCAGGTTCTATTTCTGCAGGTGCAAAATCTGTTTCTTTTTACAATTCAGGAACTGTAAATGCTACAGTTTTAGGAAGTGCTCTTAAACCAGGTGAACAAGTAACTTTTAGTGTAGAAAATCCAGACACACTTCAAACTATTCCTTATTCAGGTGTAGGAACTGATTTATTAATAACTACAATAGTATAAGATGCCAAAAACAGACATAAGACAATTTTGTATACCACCTTATGCAGCTCCGGCATTTACTGGTTTTTCCATACAGGGACAGCCTAGTATTATTGAAGTAGGTGTTCCTTTATCAGGTGTAAAAACTTTTTTATGGTCTACAAGTAATAGTAGTAATGTACAACCAAATACTAATGTTATTAGGGATGTAACAAACAATATTATACTAGCTTCTGGTTTACCTAATACCGGATCTTCTATTCAGAATATAGGTACTATAGTTAATACTGCTCCTATGAGTCACTCTTGGAGAGGTGAGGCTGTAGATACACAATCTACTTTATTTATATCATCAAACTTTACAATATCTAGTATCTATCCTTATTTTTGGGGAAAGGTTTCTAGTGGTGGAGCAGCTCCAGGAGTTAATAGACCTGTTTCTAATCAAGCACTAATTAATAGTGGAAACAAGGTTGTTGCCAGTTCGGCAGGAACAATAACTATAAACTTTAATACCACTTCTGATGATTATTTTTGGTTTGCTGTACCGGCTAGCATGCCTATAAAAACAAATTGGTATGTTAATGTGATTAACAACGGTAGTATTGGTGGTCCTGTTTCTTTGGGGGGTAATTTGTTTCCGGCACCTGATTCTGTAATTATAAATAGTCCTTCCGCTTTATGGAACAATATATTATACAACATATATGTAACAAACTATCAAAGTGCAATAACTGTTCCTATGAATCTTAACAATTAGACAATGGCAATATTATTAAGTGATAATTTACAAAACAATAGTCCAAAACCTTTAGATGCAAAATATCTAAATGGAGTTACTCCTTGGGCATCTGTTGCTGCAGCTAATGCCGGTATAGCTCTTACTGAAAGATCTATAGGTTTAACAGTTAATATAAACAATGTAGAATATTGGTATGCTGCAGGAATCACTAATAGTGATCTTGTTATTAAATCAGGAGGTTCTGGATCACTACCAATTGTAAGATATGTATATCTAGTACAAGATGCTTCTGATGCAACTAAAATGGGTGGTACTTTAAACAACGTGTATACTACATTTCAATCAGCTTATAATGCTGCAAATGTTTTACAAGTGTCGTTGGGAGGCTCTAATATTGTTGTTGTTCAAGTAGGAAATATTACAGCAGCTGCTGCTGGAGATTTAACATTAACCAGTAATTATAATAGATTTGTGCAGTTTTCTGGAATAAGTATTGTTTCTTCTGTATTAGGAAATATAATTGCAACAAATTCTTCTGGAAATGGGTATACTGTAGGTAACGGTACCTTACAACCAGTTTTTTTTACTAATATAAGAATAGGAAACATAAATACAAACGCTACCGGCATTAGTGGTAATTCTGGAAATGTTTCTTTAAGAGTTAATAGTGTTCAGGTTGGAAACATAGATACTTCAATAACAAACGTAACTAACACAACAGGAAATGGAGGTTCTTTCACTTATAATGTAAATACAAATAATTTTGCTGTTTTCGGAAATATAACTACATCAAGTCAAGGTTCTCTTAGTAGTGCTGGAAGTGTAAGCATATCATCTTCTAATTTTGTTTTTTCTAACATAACTACTAGCAACGGAAATCAAGGTGGAGTAATCTCAATAGATGCTTCTTCTGGAAGATTTTTAGGAACTTCAATAACTATAAATACTACAAGTACAGTAAGTGCTAATATATTGACTTTGAGAAATGGAAATGTTAATAATATAAATGTAACAAGTGATAAAAATATAAACATTACAAATTGCACTTTAATATCAGCAACTTTCTCTAATTCAATAATTCAAAATACTTTAAATATAGTCAGTTCAATTATTAGTGGAGTTTTAACAACTAATCCTTTAACAAAATCAATAATTAAATTATCTTCTTTGTCTAATATTATTAATTTAGGAGATGATTCTTTTATTGTAAATACTGTAGTTGATTTTCAAAATACAGTTACACCTGCTATAAACGGAATAGGTTCAAACTGTACAATAGTAAATTCATCTATATTAGGTGGTAGTTTAAGTATAGATAATAGCACTCCTCAAATAGTTCAAATAAGCGGAGTATCTTCAACTCCATTAATTTATATTCAAAACACAATAGGAGTAAATATAACCTTAGCTTAAAAACAAAGTTTATGAAAATAACATTTAACATAAAAACAATAAAAATAAAACCAGCTACTGAAGCAGAAATTGCTGAAGTTTCTGAAGCTGAATTAATTTCAATATCTGACATGCCAACTGAAAAAAAAATAGTAGCTTTAGTAAATGTGCTAGGAATAGATAGAGTTATTACGTTATGGGAAGATGAAGCTTATGATAAAGTAGGAGATTGGAGTCAAGAACAAGCAAACCAAAAAATAATAGAATTATTATGAGTATAGGAAACTTAAAAAATAATGGTAATAAAGGTAACAATTTTCCTTATCAATTAGCGGTCTTAGAATTGCTTAATAGTATAGCAAATTCTGGATCAAATCCTTGTTGCCCTACTGCTGCCACAGAAGCTACACTTTTAACTAGATTAAGTAAAGCAGACTTTGAAGCAAGGATTAATACTCTTGGTCAAAAGACTATGAATGAATCTACTCCAGTAACTTTAGCTATTGATCAATCTTCTATTCCGGTTACCCTACCTGCAGGTGTATCTCTTACTCCAAGTCTTGTACTTGTTCCTGCTAATACAGCACTTACAAATACAGTAGCTGGTAAGAAGCAGGTGAGTATGCGCGCTAGTGGAGGAAATGTAACAATAGGGGGTGTAGCTGTACCTAACGGAACTACTCTTACTTATACAGCTGAAGGAAATAATACTATAGGATCTATATCTTATCAAACTGGTGCAGGCTCAACAATATTAATCTCTTATTTGACATAACATGGTAGGAATAGAACAACAACTTGACGGTAATATTGTAGATGGATTATATGCAGCTAATACGCCATCTACAAGTAATCCTGTAGCAACAATGGCTGATGTTGGACAAGGTATACCTCCTTTTGCAGATCAAAGACAATATGTTCAAGTTACAAATTTTGATACTGGTAGTTTACCAGTTGGATGGACAGGTAGTGTTACTGGAACAGGTGCTTCAATAGTATATACTCAAGTAAGCGACTCAGGAGTATCACCAGGTTTAGCTTTAGCCACTCTAGGTACAGCAGTAAATGCAAGAGTATCTATTCTAACTGGTTCTGGTTTTCAGTACATGAGAACCTTTACAGATGGTCCTGAGTCAACTTGTTTTATTCAAATGAGGTGGAGTGGTGTGCCAAGCCCTACTAATTGCGCCCAAATTCTTGGGTGGATAAATTCAAATAGTTTTTCGCCATTACCTACAATGGGAAATGCACTTGCCATTATGTACGACCCATCAAACGCAAGTACATTTAATCCAGGGCTTATAACTAATTTATTCCTTATTGCAAGATCAAATTATAATGGTCCAACAGCAAATACTATTGTTGATTTAGGTTTTACTTTCGATGCTTCTAATTGGCATTCTTACAAAATCACATATAACACTGTTTTAAATCAAGTAGAAGTTTATAGAGATAATATTCTAATAACAACATTAACAAATTTGAATAATGTTCCAGGTGGATCTATAAGAGGTGTAATTCCTACAGGAGCTACTAACGGTTTACAAGCTGGTTTTTATATAGGAAATGGAGCCGTTGCCCCTGCAACAGGAACAGCAATAAGAGTGTCAAAGATTAGCGTATTTAAAAGATATTCATAATGGACTTAAAGATATTTCAGATAAACTCAGTAATGAATAGTGGTATAGCCACTGTCCAACTTATTAACTATAGACACATTGGCTTGTTTAAAAAGACAATCCAGGATAAAGGACTTGATGTAAAAACTGAGTTCTATCAGTACTATGACAACAATGTCTACAGCAATCTTATTGTTGAAGAAGTCTATACCTACATAGAGCAAAATCCTTTGTATTTAGGAATCACTACGCAGGTTAACTGGTATGATCTTATTGACACTATAGGAGAAACACAGTCTTTTACTTACATGTTCTTACCAAATGAGATCATTGAGTTTGGTATCAAGAAGAGAGGAAATATGCTTTCTAATGCTAAGTTGTACGCGTTCCAGCAACTTGGAGTTAATGCTTATACCTTGTTGGATAACTGTGCTGTGGAGATGTCGATCTATGTACAAGGTAATACCGCACCTCTTGTAGCTAAGGTAAATACTCAAGTAGGTGTTATACCCGGATTTACTCAACAATTAGCAAATAACATTAATAACATATTAACAAATTTATGAAAGAATTAGCAATAGGTATATGGAGCCTTTTATGGGCAATAATAGTAAGTATTCTGATGTTTAGTATTGGTACATTATATTCTTTAATGTATTCTATTTACATGTCTATAACATTTAAAAACAAATGGATGTTTTTTAAATTTTGGTGGAGATTAATTGATGGTTTTGCAGCGGCTATCGGACATGCTCTTTATGAAATAGCTTATGCTTTGGACCTAGGGTGGAATGTAAATGGAGAAATTTTAGAAGATATGATTACTGCCAAGGAGAATACAAATTTCTCACATAAAAATATTTCTGTATCAGCAACTACTGGAAAGTTGGAAATTGATGAAGATCTTAATACCTTTGGTAAAGGATTTAGCAAAGCATTGAACTTTTTCTTTGGTCAAAAACAACATGCTAAAGATGCTTGGTTGTATACTAAAGCCAAAAAAGAATTAAAAGAAGAGTATTTTAAATAAAATTATGAATACATCAATATTAGGACAAAAATCAAATATGGAAATACTTAAATTTTATTTATTTACTTTTTTTTACTGGTTATTAATATACTTTCAACCTACTCTCGAGTTTGTATTATTAGTAGGATTTTTTGTAGTTATGGATACTATTACTGGAATAGCTGGTGCAATAAAAACTGAACAAGCTATTACATCAAAAAAATTTAGAGCCATATTCCCTAAATTTATAGTATATGGAGCAGCCGTACTTACAGCTCATGTTTTACAAAAGCAATTTTTTCCTGATTTTCCGGCTATGAAAATAGTAGCCGGATTTGTTGCTTATAGTGAACTCATGTCTATAGATGAGAACATTCAAAAGATTACCGGTTTCAGTGTATTTAAATTCTTTATCAAAAAACTTAAAAAATAATGGATAAAATAACTTTAGATAGAATAGCTTTATTACATCCTCAACTGAGAGATGAAGCTTTAGAAATGTACAAAGAGATATGTGACAGATTAGGTAAAAATGTAATCTGCAGATTTTCTCATACTTTAAGAACTTTTAAAGAGCAAAATGATCTTTATGCTCAAGGAAGAAGTAAACCTGGAAAAATTGTAACCTTTGCTAAAGGAGGTCAAAGTTACCATAACTATGGTCTTGCTATTGATATTGTATTTCTTATAGATAAAGATGGCAATGGATCTTATGAAACAGCTTCTTGGGATATATCAACAGATTGGGATAAAGATGGTACTACTGATTGGAAAGAAGTAGATTTTGTTTTCAACATGTATGGATGGAAAGGTTTGTATAAAGATGGTAAAAGATGGGACTTCCCGCATTTTCAAAAAGACTTTGGTCTAAATATTGTTAAATTACAAAAACTACCTTTAGTAGGTGGTTATCCTAAACTATAAAAACACAGATTATGAAATTACTGAAACAGTATTATTTACCTACTCCTGCTAAATGGAGAAGAATCGGAGATGCATTATTAGCTTCTGCTGGTGTAGTAGGTGGTGGTGGATTATTAGCTTTTGATGAGTTAAAAGAAATCTTTGATGCTCATGAACTCAAATTAATTATTGGTGGAGTACTTATCTTAGGTATTAGCGGTAAATTTATTACAAACTTCTTTGGCCCAGAGAAAAAAGAAGATCAGACACCAAATGCCTAAGAAAGTTAGTAATATGACCTGGGCATTTCTAGGTGCAATGGGTGTTATTCTGATCCTTGTCCTTATTCTGATATTTAGGAATCCGGAGGTAATTATGCAAGGGCCTGACCGAACTAAAGCACTTCGAGACAGTATCAATTTATTGACCGAACAGATTAAGGATGAGAAAAGCTACACAGAAAGATATAAGTACATGGCCGATAGTGTTATGAACTTGCCTCCAAAAGTAAAAGTATTCTACTATGAAAAAAAACAGTTTGTTACTCGTGCTACTATTAGCCAATTGGACAGTATTATTCGGACAGGTTCCAAACTTCCAATACGGACCACCTATTAAAGATAGTCTAACTTGTTATACTCCTACAGAACTTCGAGCTGTAGCTTTAACTATTGTTAATGGCCAAGAGTGTGATACCTTATTAAAAATTGCTCACCAGGCTATCTCATATAAAGACACTATTATAAGTTCCCAAGGAAGAACTATTGAAAAACAAGAAGTTAAACAGTTTACTACCCAATTGTTAGCTGACCAGTACAAATTCCAAAAGGAAGCAGCTGAAAGTGCACTAAAAGATGAAAAGACAAAAAAGAAGTGGCTCTTAGCCGGTTGGGGAGGAACTACAGTTTTTCTTACTGTCATAACTATTTTAGCACTTTTATAAATAAATTTGGTAAGTTTAAACTATACACCTTTTAAATACTACTAGTCTGCAAAATAAATATTTAACATTTAAACTTGTATAGTTTATAGAAAAACATTATATTTGTTTAAACTTTAAACTATGTCAGAAGAAACCAACACTGAAGAACAAGGTAAAAAACTTACCTCAGAGGAATTAGCTGAGAGACGCAAAAACCTCATCACTTTCTACAAGAGCCAAGTAGAACTTCTTAAGCACCAAGAATCTTACGAAAAACTAGTAGCTGATATTGAAGAGCACAAGCTTCGCGGTCTAGTTGCTATGGTCCGTCAGGGTCAGATCATGAGCCCTCCAGATAAAACCGATAACCCGGATACACATGCTGAAAATGAAGAGAAAAAAGAAAGAACCTTAAAAAAATCATAAGCCAAAAATAAACCAACATGGCTCAGTTTAAAATAGTAGATAAAAAAGTGCAAATGTCACAGGAACAGATTATCAAGTTCCAACTAATTACATATTGCTATCTTAACAAGATCAGCATCAGTGAATCTGATCTTGCTTGCCTTACTCTTCTTGCTCTTAATGAGAAAGCAGAATTATCTGACTTTTGCAATGCTTGTTGCTTATCTGAGTTTCGCGATAAAGACACAAGTCTTACTTATACAAAAGTTATTTTTAAAACTCCACAGACTGTAAGAAACTGTCTTACTAAGATGGTCAATTACAACATTATTACTAAAGAAGGTCTTGGTCATGGAAAGCTTATTGAACTTAATCCGGAGATAAAGCTTCAGGCTAAAGGTAATGTATTGTTAAACTATAAAATGTTCAGCATTGGTACCGAAGAAAGCCAAGGAGTTTAAGAAAGAAGTCGCTGAAGAACTAGGCCTTTCCGAAGAAATGGTCAGTCATGTAATAGACTTCTACTGGGAAACATTAAGAAAAAAAATGTCCAGTTTATCAGAACCTGCAATAGAGATCCCAAATTTTGGTATCTTTAGGATCAAGCACTGGGGAATTGATGGGGAGATAGAAAAGCTTAAGAGAATTATTGCAAGCTATGAAGGAAACTTTAAACACTACGCTCGCAGAAAAGATCTTGAAGATAAGATATCAGCTTTAGAAAAGATTAAGGCTTTAGTAACAGAAGAGAAAACAAAATTTAAAGAAATAAGAGAAAAAAGATATGTTAAATATAAAAACGATTTGGAACAACAGAAAGCTAATCTGGGAGGGTCTGAAGAACAAGATCTTTAGAACCGACATGGTAGAGGATGTATATCAAATGCGGATGAAGATCTGCAAGAAATGCCCGAGCATTGATCCTGAAGGAAGCAAATGTATGGTAGCTGGAACTAAACCATGCTGTGGAGTTTGTGGTTGTAGCCTTTCTTTAAAACTCCGCTCTATGGATTCATCATGTCCACATCCAGATGGTCCTAAGTGGAAGGAGGTACAAATTGAGCAATGATGTAACACTAGTATCAGGGATTATCCTACCTAGTTATCCAAACAAGGAACAAATGGTCCTAGCTCAAGTAGTAAATTATTATGTTGATCAAAAGACTATAGAATCAGAAGAAGGAGATAAGCTCATAAATATGATTAAGTCTCCAGATGAAGAAAATGTAGAACTGGCAAAAGTCATATTACAAACTAAATACCAGGTATTGAAATGAGTGAATTGATGGATGAAATAGAAAGCAAAGGTCTTTCAGTAGGTTATGTGAAATTAACTACTTATAGTATTAGAGAACTTATGGTAAATGTTGCTAAAAATACACACATGCAAGGAAGAGAGTTTGTGTTACTGTCCGGAGGAGAGCTTACTGACTCTATAGAAAAAGAAGCTTTCTCGATGATGCTTGAAACATCTAGGACTAAATATTCTATTGAAGAATATGTAAGACTTAAAGGTATGATTGAATCCCCAGACCGGGAAAACTTTGAGATTGCCAAACTTATAATAAAGAATAAGAAATGAATTCAGAGTTTGAGTTATATAAGAGAAACTGCATAGATCTTCTTGAGTTCTTAGAAGCTAAAGGAGAAGTATCAGAAAATGAGAAAGCTACTGCACTAACAATGCTTAACTCATCAGATGATGAAAATGTGTACTTAGGTATTACAATTGTAAATGAGATACAGAAAAAGTTTAAGATCCGGAGAGTGTAGTATTAGCTCAAGAGATCATAAAAGTAAAACTACAGGAAGTAAAATTATAAAACATGTCAGTAATATTTAAAGCAGAGAACCACAAGTATGAAAGCCTAGATCCTAATGATAGGATAGACTGGGTGAGTGTAACAAAATTTGTAAGCCAATTCAAACAACCATTTGATCCAGTAAAGCAGTCTATTAAGTCTTCAAAAAATCCTAGATCAAAATGGTATGGTATGAAGCCTGAGGATATACAAGCTCAATGGGTTAAAGAAGCAGACCGTGCTGTAACAGCTGGTTCCTTCTACCATGATCAAAGAGAGTCTGATCTTACAAGCATTGAGACTATTCAAAGATCCGGAGTAAATATCCCTATTATTAAACCTATATGGGAAGGTGGAGTAAAACATGCTCCTGATCAAAAGCTTACTGAAGGAATCTATCCTGAGCACTTTGTCTTCCTTAAGTCTGCAGGTATCTGTGGACAATCCGATCGGGTGGAAGTAATAAAAGACACTGTGGATATTATTGACTACAAAACCAATAAGGAGATTAAGATAGCCGGCTTTACAAACTGGGAAGGTAAGGTTACAAAAATGCTGGGACCATGTGAGCACCTAGATGATTGTAACTTTAATCACTATGCTCTACAGCTTAGTACATATATGTACATTATTTTAAAACACAACCCAAGATACCGTGCAGGAAAAATGTGGTTACATCACATCATCTTCGAAAAAGAAGGAGAAGATAAGTTTGGTAATCCAATTAACAAGAAAGATGCTAGAGGAGAACCTATAGTTAAAACTGTGGTACCATATGAAGTACCTTATCTGAAGTCTGAAGTTATTGCAATGATTGATTATACTAAAACTAATAAAAAATGAGTCATCCAAAATTAAAAGGTATAAGATGGTTAGATGATGAGTTACCTGACTTAATAGCCATTAAAATAACCTTAGTAAACAAAAGCATTCAAGATTTAGATATTCCAGGAATGGAAATTCCAGAAACCTATGCTGAAATGAAAGTAGATCTTTCTAAGCTAGCTGCTGTAAGTCCTTGGTATCCTAAAGGTTCGGATGACCCCGCTGAAAATGCGTGTTTAGTAGACATTGAAGGTGTAGCAAATTTTGTAGCTGATACAAGTGAAAAAGATATTATTCAAGCTTGGATTTATTATAAAAGATGTAAGAAATGAGTAGTACTGATGTATACCAACAGAAACACTTCTTTGAAGAAGATCCTTTTCCCGCTCGGTGTGTGCAAAGAGATGAACAAGGAAACTGTTTAATGAGCATGAAATGGGTGATTATTGATTTTAGTGAGCCTTTTTGTAAACAAGTAAAAGATAAGAAAAATGATAAAGCTATTAGACCTGCAGAACGGTAAGGTTGTTCCTACAGAACACTGTCACACCTTAGCATTCCTTAAAGATATCATGGATGCTTACCCGGAGAATCATATTCCTATCTATGGATACTTGTTCTATATGACATGTCCTAATGATGAGCTTAACCCATTCTTCAACATGCCGGCCGATGATAAGGAAGAGATGATCTTGAAAGAACTGAATGCTGACTTCAGCACAGAAGATGATCTCATACATAGAGCTCTTGAAATGTGTGAGAAGCTTTATGAAACTCCTACAGTAAGAGCTTATCGAGGTATTAGTAACATGTTAGATAGATTAGGTATTTACATGGAGAAAACTCCAATTTCTCATGGTAGAGATGGTAACATCAACTCTCTGGTGTCTGCTGCTAAAAACTTTGAAGGTATTAGAAACTCCTTCAAGGGTGTATACAAAGATCTTAAAGAAGAACAAAATGCTAGAACCCGCGGTGGTGGAGAGCTAGCTTATGACCAAAAATAAAAACTATGGATGCATTATATGACTGGTTGTTTCATTACAACCCACACACAAAATCATGGGCAGCTTTTAGAAGAGAGCACATGCAAAATTACTTTAATGGTGATCATGAGAATGTAGTAAAAAGCAAGTCTCAAAAAACTTTAGAAGAGCTTATCATTTCTAATGAGGGAGATCTTGAAAGAATTCATAAATTTGTAAGTAAGCTAAAAAGCTAATGAATTCTTTTTTCTATACTGACATACCTACCTGGGATAATGGTGAATGGAAAACCACCAGCTTTGGCAGCCATGAAGATTTTCGGGTCTTCATAAAAAGTGTGTTCAAAGAACCCGGTAAGTATGAGTTTGATGAGACTTCAAAACTATTTAATGCTGAGGCCACTAAGTGGAATCAACAAAAGTTTTATTGTGCTGCCCCTAGGAATACTAAGGACTACATTCTTTATTGGGATGATCAAAAAGCTAAGTGTAGAAAAGGAGTTATTTTCACCCAGAAAGGAAAGACTTGGTTTCTCCCGCGCGAGTACTACATGTGGTTGAATTTCCTACCTATCAACAACAAAGAGAAAAGATTATTTTCTTTCCCGGATATAAGAGATGCTCAGTATCACATGGCCTTGTATAATCTATTGGCTGAGTTATTCTACAAGCATTCTGCTATCCTTAAAAAACGTCAGATAGCCTCTTCTTACTATCATGCCGCCAAACTAATCAACTACTTATGGTTTGAAGAAACTCCTATCTTAAAAATGGGAGCTTCTCTAAAAGCTTATGTATTGGATACCTGGAGATTTGTAGTAGAGTACAAGAACTTTTTGGATGAACACACAGCATGGTACCGTGATATGAATCCTAAAAAACCTTTGGATTGGCAGCAACAAGTTGAGACTGAGATTCCAGGTACCACCAGAAAGATCTTAAAAGGTTTAAAGGGAGTTCTTAAAGGAACTTCTTTTGAACAAGAACCTACGGCAGGTGTAGGTGGACCTTGTACCTACTTCTTCCATGAAGAAGCTGGTGTAGCTCCTGATATGATGGAGACTTTTGGTTACATGAAACCCGCCTTAAAATCAGGTATGATCACAACTGGTACATTTATTGCTGCAGGATCTGTAGGTGACTTAGATCAGTGTGAGCCATTACGCGAGATGATCATGAGACCCGATGCCAATGATATTTATCCTGTAACCACTAATCTTCTTGATGATAGAGGTACAGTTGGTGAATCAGGTCTTTTTATTCCTGAGCAATGGTCGATGCCTCCTTGTATAGATGAGTTTGGAAACTCACTTGTAGAGGATGCATTAAAAATGCTGGATGATTACTTTGCCGATCTTAAGAAAAAGCTTTCTCCAGAATCATACCAGTTAGAAGTATCTCAGCATCCGCGTAACATTGAAGAAGCTTTTGCAGCCAGAACTGTTTCAATATTCCCTACTCACTTGGTTGCTTCTCAAAAGAGAAGAATCTTGGATAAAGAATATAGCATAGAGTATGTAGATCTTGCAAGAGGAGTTGATGGTAAATGGTTGGTGGATAAATCTAAGAAAATACCTATTTCAGAGTTCCCTGTTAGCAAAGCCACAGAAGATAAAACAGGAGTAATTTGTGTATATGAAAGACCTGATCCTAAAGCTGAGTGGGGTACATACTATGCTTCTATTGACCCGGTCGCTCAAGGTAAGACAAATACTTCAGAATCTCTATGCTCTATTTATGTTTACAAAATTCCTATTGAAGTAACAAGAATCGATGGTGAAGAAGTGAAAACTTACATAGAAGAGGATAAGATTGTTTGTTCTTGGACTGGCCGATTTGATGATATAAACAAAACCTACAAGAGACTAGAAGATATCATTGAGTGGTACAATGCATGGACTTTAATAGAAAACAACGTACCTGGTTTCATCACCTACATGATCAGTAAGAGAAAACAAAAGTATCTGGTACCAAAAAGTCAGGTAACCTTCCGTAAAGATGTGGAGTATGTGCAACATGGTCCAGAAGAATATGGTTGGAGAAACACCGGTACTCTTTTCAAGACTTACATCCTACCTTACCTGGTAGACTATTGTAAAGAAGAAATAGATGTTATCAAAAAACAGGACAGCGAAGATATTGTAAAGATCAAGTATGGTATTGAGAGGATTCCGGATATCATGGCCATGAAAGAAATGGAGATGTATAGAGAAGGGTTGAACGTTGACCGCTTGACAGCTCTGGGAGCTTTAATTGCTTTTGCTAAAGTGCAGGAAGCTAACAGAGGTATACGAAAAAGGATAGACCGGACAACAGATAAGAAACAGTTGCAAAAGTCAGAAAAAATCAGTACATTTACTAATAGTCCCTTTAGACATATTGGAATGAATAACGGGTCATCAGGAAAAAGACCTCCTAGAAACCCTTTTAAAAATATACGATGAGTAATAACTATGTATACAGACATATTCGGCTAGATAAGAATGAGCCTTTTTACATAGGTATAGGTTCTGGAGATTCCTATAAGAGAGCACATTCTAAAAGAGGTAGAAGTAGGTTTTGGACAGCTATTTCTAAAAAAGGATATGTTGTGCAGATCTTAGCTGAAAATCTAATTAGAGAAGAAGCTTCTATAAAGGAAAAAGAGTTTATAGAGCTATATGGAAGATTGGATTTAAAAACCGGAAGCTTGTGCAACTTTACAACAGGTGGTGATAATAATTATTCTCTATCTTGTTTGACAAAGGAAAAAATGAGAAAAGCTCACACCGGTCTTAAGCAATCTACAGGCTGTGTAGAAAAAAGAGTGGAAAAATTAAAAGGTAAGAAAAGAACACCAGAGTTTTGTGAAAGAATAAGGCTTATAAAGTTAGGATCTAAACTTCCTTCTTTAAGGAGAAAAAGACCTGAGATAAGTATAGCAAAGCAACAAAAAGTTATGAATACAGATACTCATGAAATATATGAATCTGTTAATGATATGGCTAAAGCTCTTCATATTCATCCTTTAACTGCTACTAGATGGTTGAAAAATCCAGACAAGCCTTTCATAAAAGTTAAAAATATAAGATAATATGCAAGTATTAAATGCCTTACAACTAAAAGGTGGAAAAAAAGCAGAATATAATAGGATGGGATCGATCACCCAACCTCTGCAATTTCTTCCCAGAAAAGATAAAGATCCTGAGTGGAGAGCTTGGAATATTGACTGGTTAGAATGGAATGGTCTTAAGCAAATCCGTAGAAATGCAAGAAGACTTAGTAAAAACTACAAGCTTGCTAAAGGCGTAATTGATAAAACCGACTATATTGTTGAGGATGACAATGAGATGAGAGATCTTGTTGACACTCTTATGAAAGAAGATGTAAGTGCATTGGAACTAAAATTTTACCCTATTATACCGAATGTAATCAATGTATTGGTTTCTGAATTTGCAAAAAGAAATAGCAAGATCACTTTCCAGGCAAAAGATGAATACTCCTACAATGAAATGCTGGAGCAAAAGCGTTCTCAAATAGAGCAAGTGCTTTATTCGCGTGCTGAACAAAAACTCTTAGCAAAGATGTTAGAACAGGGTTTGGACCCTAATGATCCAGAAGTACAGGAACAGATGCAACAGCAGACTTCTCCGGAAGCTATGAAAACTCTTCCTGAAATCCAGGAATTCTTTGATAAGAGTTATAGAAGTTTAGCTGAGCAATGGGCTACTCACCAGTTTAAGATCGATGAAGAAAGATTTAGAATGGATGAGCTTGAAGAAAGAGCCTTCCGAGACATGCTTATCACCGATCGCGAGTTCTGGCACTTTAAGATGAATGATGATGACTATGATATTGAGCTTTGGAATCCAATGCTTACTTTCTACCACAAGTCTCCTGATGCGCGTTATATCTCTCAGGGTAACTGGGTAGGTAAGATCGATATGATGACTGTGGCCGATGTTGTGGATAAGTACGGCTACATGATGACTGAAGAACAATTGGCATCTCTTGAAGCTATTTATCCGGTAAGATCTGCAGGTTATCCGTTAGCTGGTTATCAGAATGATGGTTCTTACTATGATGCTACTAAGTCTCATGAGTGGAATACCAATATGCCAGGCTTAGCCTACAGACAGTTTGTTTCCATGTATGATAACTTCATCTACAATGGTGGAGATATTATTAACTGGATCATGGCTGAAGGTGAAGACTATGCTCCTATGGGGTCTGCTTTTTTACTTCGTGTAACAACAGCTTACTGGAAGTCTCAAAGAAAAGTTGGGCACCTAACAAAAGTAAATGAAAGTGGAGATGTAGAAACTGATATTGTAAGTGAAGAATACAAAGTAACTGACAAGCCTATCTATGACACTACTCTTATCAAGAATAAAACTAAGGACACTCTAGTATTTGGAGAGCACATTGACTGGATCTGGATCAACCAGGTTTGGGGTGGTGTAAAGATTGGCCCTAACCATCCTTCCTTCTGGGGTATGAACAATCCGGGTGGTATTAATCCTATGTATTTAGGTATTGATCAGAATCAGATCGGTCCTCTTAAGTTCCAGTTCAAAGGTGACAATACTCTCTATGGATGCAAACTTCCTGTAGAAGGTGCTGTATTCAATGACAGAAATACAAGATCTACTGCGATGGTAGACTTAATGAAACCTTTTCAAATTGGCTATAATATTGTAAATAACCAAATAGCAGATATCTTGGTAGATGAACTCGGTACCGTGATTATGCTTGATCAAAATGCTCTTCCTAAACATTCATTGGGAGAAGACTGGGGTAAGAACAACTTCCAAAAGGCTTATGTAGCCATGAAGAATTTCCAGATGCTTCCTTTAGATACTACTATTACCAACACTGAGAATGCATTAAACTTCCAGCACTTCCAGGTAATGAACCTTGAGCAAACACAAAGAATGCTATCAAGGGTTCAATTGGCCAACTTCTTTAAGCAGCAATGTTTTGAAGTGATCGGTATCACTCCTCAAAGACTTGGTCAACAGATTGGACAAACTGATACTGCAAAAGGTATTGAGCAGGCTATAATTGGATCATATGCTCAGACTGAGACATACTTTATCCAGCACTCTGATTACTTAATGCCTCGCGTACATCAGATGAGAACTGACTTAGCTCAGTACTACTGTTCTAAAAAGCCGTCACTAAGACTTCAGTACATGCTTTCCACAGATGAAAAAGTTAACTTTGAGATGAATGGTACAGAACTTCTTTTAAGAGACATTAATGTATATGCTACAACAAAAGCTAACCAGCGCGCTATTCTAGAGCAAATGAAACAACTTGCTGTAGGTAACAATACAACCGGTGCCACTATCTATGATCTTGGTGAGGTTATGCAATCCGAATCTCTTGGTGAACTTACCAACAAGCTTAAAGGTCTTGATAAGAAAGCACAAGCTCTTCGTCAAGAACAAATGCAGCATGAGCAACAACTTCAAAAGCAAGCTGATGACAGCCGTCTTAAGGAGAAACAACTTGAGCTTGACTACAAAGCACAAGAAGCTGAGAAAGATCGTAGAAAAGATATCCTTATTGCTGAGATCAAGTCTGCCGGCTATGGAGCTATGCAAGATATTAACCAGAACCAACAGTCTGATTACTTGGATGCTTTAGCACAAATAAAGTCTTCTGAAGAGTTTCAGGAGTCTATGAATCTGCAGAACACTAAAGAGAACAACCGTATGGCTGCAGACCGTGATAAAGCTCAGATAGAGCGCGAGAAAATGCAAGCTGCCATGAGAATGAAAGAAATGGATGTGGCAATAGCCAGAGAAAATAAGAATAAATATGATGCAAAGAAAAAAGATGAGAAAAAGAAAAAGTAGCCTGTAGCCATATATTGCCAAATATTTTTATAGGCCCCTTACAAAGTTTCAAATCTATTAAGTTTATTTCATTATTTTTGTTATATTATAATAAGTCAGTCAATAAACCAACCAACATATGAGTGATACAAAAGATACCACAGTAATTCAAACAGCAGACATAGATCTGAATGAACTACTTGGAACACCAGGAGGAGACAATGTAATGCTTCCTGAAGGCCAACAGGCAAAACCTAGTTTATTTACTAGAAAACCTGAAGACCTATCGTTCCTTGACAAACCTGAAAAAAATGATACAGCAGCTGCTCAAGCTAAGCCAGCTGAAGAAACTGATCCTGCTAAAAAAGAGAAAAGTAATAATCCGAACCCAGAAGGTACCCCCAATCCAGAAGGAAAGAAAGATGACATCCTTGATGAAATCATTCAAAACACTCCTGAAGGTGGTGCTAAACAAGATGCAGATGATGGTAAAAAAAGTGGTCGTCCTACAGGTCTTGTAGAGCTTGGAACTAAACTTATTGAAAAAGGCATCATTACTCCTTTCGAAGGAGAAGAAGATGTTAGTAAATACACCCTTAAAGACTGGGAAGAACTTTTTGAAGCTAATGAAAAAGAGAAAGCTAAGAAACTTGAAGAACAAGTATCTGCCGGTTTTTTTGAATCATTGCCTGAAGAACTTCAGGTTGCTGCCCAATATGTAGCAAATGGCGGACAAGATCTTAAGTCTTTATTTCAGTCATTAGCTGCGGTAGAAGAAATTCGCCAGTTGGACACTAAGACTGAAGAAGGTCAGGAACAAATTGTAAGAAGCTATCTTCATGCAACTCGTTTTGGTACTCCAGAAGAAATCGAAGCAGAGTTAGAAGATTGGAAAGATCGTGATCAACTAGAAGCTAAAGCTAACCAGTTTAAGCCAAAACTTGATGCTATGCAAGAACAGATTGTTCAAAGAAAACTTCAAGAACAAGAAAAGATGCGTGCTGCTCAGCAAAAGCAAGCTAAAGTATACACTGATAATATCTACAAAACCCTTGAGCCAGGTGAATTAAATGGTCTTAAGTTAGACAAAAAAACCCAGAACATGTTGTTTGCTGGTTTAACTCAAGGTAACTATCCATCAATATCAGGGCGTTCTACCAATTTACTAGGTCACTTATTAGAAAAGTACCAGTATCAAGAACCGAATCATGCATTAATAACTGAAGCTCTTTGGTTATTAGCTGATCCAGAAGGATACCGTGCTAAAGTAAAAGAAGGCGGAAAGAAAGAAGTTGTAGCAAATACAGTGCGTACATTAAAACAGGAACAAAGTAACAGAATTGCATCAGGATCTCAAGAGGACGATGATGATTCATCAAGAGGTGGTAAGAAGACCAGTGGTATTCCTAGACCTAGTGGTGGAAATTTCTTTAAAAGATAATAACATTAACAATTATAAACTAAAAACAAAAAACAAAAAATGGCAACTCCAGTATTAAACAATGGTATATTCTTGCGCGACACGAATTACCATGCTACATCACATGTAGACAGTTATCACCTTCAGAACATGTTAAAAGATGCTGAACCAATGGATATGGGACCGGTAGATATTTGGGCAATGACTCAAAAGGTAGAAATGCCTCTTTACCAGTTATCATCTTTTGGTGGTAAAAATATCATCATGGTTGATAATGTCCGTGGTGAATATAAATGGCAAACTCCTGTATCACAGGATTTACCTTACATTATTGAGGACATCGAGCCTACAAACTTAGCTAAAGGTCAGGATGGCACAACCTTCCGTATCAAGATTAACAAGCGTGAGTTTGGTCATGGTGATATCATCACTTATGACAAATACAATGGTGTCGAGTTATACATTACTGCTGATGATATCTTACCTATGGGTGACGGTTTCATCTACACTGTGCAGTTGGTAAACAATGACAACTACAAATTCTTAGACAACAAGTATTTAGTTCCTCAAACCAAATTATTCCGTAAAGGTTCTGCCCGCGGTGAGTATGGAGAAAGATTCTCTGACATCCAAACTCGCTCTGGCTTCCGTGAGTTCTACAACTTCGTAGGAGGAGCAGAAGCACATGTTCACTACTCTATCAGCTCTCGTGCTGACTTACAAATCAAGGGTGGTATGAATGCAGATGGTACAGTTCCTGTAACTGAGATCTGGAGAAACTTTGATAAACAATTAGACCCTTCAATCAGTAAGATCGAAGACATCGCTTCAAAGATGGGTAAAGACTACTTGAAGCGTGCAGTGGGTAATGGTACCTTAACCCGTACCTTCTTAACCTCTATGGAGGCTGCTCACTTAACTAAGATTTCTACTGACATTGAGACCTATTTAATGTGGGGTCATGGTGGACGCGTTAAGCAAGATGGACCAGATGACATCCGTATGTCAGTGGGTCTATGGAAACAGCTTGACAACTCTTACAAGCGCGTATACAACAAGTCAAGCTTTAGCTTAGAATTGTTCCGTGCTGAGTTATACAACTTCTATGCAGGTCGTGTTGAGTTCCAAGGTCCGGATCCAAAACGCTCATTGATTGTACAAACAGGTATGGGTGGTATGCGCTTAGTAAATGAGGCTATCAAGCGTGAAGCTGTAAACTCAGGTTTAGTTATCCAAGCTGCTAGCAACAATGGTATTGGTGCTATCACAGGTCAAGGTATGGACTTAAACTATGGCTTTGCATTCACAAGCTATGTAATTCCATTCTTAGCAAATGTTAAGTTTGTGTTAAACCCTGCGTTTGACAACTTACATACTAATGACATTGAGAACCCAATCATTGATGGTAACCCATTATCATCATACAGCTTTGTGATCTTCGACATCACAGACACTGGTAACGACAACATCTACATGTTGAAGTTATCTTGGGATAACCAATTAAAATGGTGGTACCAGAATGGTACAATGGACTACATGGGACGTACCCAAGGCTTCCAGTCTTCTGGACAGTTTAACGGTTACCGTGTATACATGAGCCAAACTATGCCAGCTATCTGGGTGAAAGACCCTACCAAAGTGTTGAAGATTGTTATGCGCAATCCGATCACTGGTGGTTCTTTCTAAGAACTCGTGCTCTAGAGGGAGTCTTCCATGCTCCCTCTTACATGAGCACCTTGCCCGGGGATGCGTTCACCACAGAGCTCGCAACTCTGCCCGGGAACAAAACTTTACAACTTTTAAAAACTAAAACAATGAAACTATTCACTAATCAGATTGCCAATACATTTTCTACTGTAAAACAATTTGTAACATTTGTCGGTGGAAACCGTGCATATGCAACTGTAGCACAGCTTAATGAAATTATCACTAAGCTTTCTCCTATGTATAAAGTCACAACTTATCCTAATAACATTGTTGCTAAAGATTTTTCTTTAAACAATCCAGTTCTTTCAAGTAGAGAAAAATTTGTTTATAATACAGTTTTTAAACCTTCTGTTTTTACAGCTTTAAATCCTGGTTTTAAATTGAATATTATTGACATAGAAAATCAATCAGAGTTAACATCTGTTGAAAGACTTGAAGTTGTAATAGGATATGAAGGCTTAAATAATTGGGATGGTGGAGATTTTCAACTTTGGTTAGGAAATTCTCTTGTTGCAACTATTCCTTCAGCTACTATGACTAATACTAGTGGAACACCTAATTATTCAAAATCATTACTTGTACCTATTACAAATGTTATAGAACTAGCTACTGGTACTTATACAGCAGGAGTTTCTGGAAGAGGTATTCAATTTAACAATCCTAAAACAATGTTTAACATCAGATTAACTTCTAAAACTACTAGTTTTATAGGAGCTGTAGGATTAAATATGATTGTTGCAAAACAAAATAATGCGGGATGTGGTACATGGTGTGAAACAACTTGTAATTTTAATGATCCTGCTAGTACTGTTTATTGTAGTATTATAGCAGGTAATAAATGTAGCTATTGCAAAATTCCAAATGGAGCTTGGGATTCAGGTGATGTAAATCCTGTATAACCTTATAAACCAACAATAAACCAACAATATGAGTACAGTAACAATCGTCTCTACTGCAGAGACAGCAAAATCAGGTGGTATATCCATCAAACCGTTCTTTGATCCAAACAAACAAAATATGGGCCTTGAAAAATACGGCCTTGCTTTGTTTGATGGCATTTTTCATGAAGAGCAATTAGCTTGCCTTGAAAGAAATGGTCAAAAAAGATACTTAACCGGACTTAATGAGTTTTCTCCAGATGTAAAAAACATCCCTAATCCTGAAGACAGGGAAGCAAAGATCAAAGAGATTCGTACTGTAGTAGCTCAACTTGAGAGAGAATTGGCTTCTAATGTTATTGATCCTAAAGATCCCGAGTTCTGGAACAAGGTTCAGTTACTTAGACCAGATAATGATGATTTGTGGTCTAAGATCACAATTCGTTGTGGTAATGAACCAGTAATTCTTGATCCTTCTAGAGAACCGTATGATCTTATCAAAATCTATGCTATTGAAGCCGGTGGATTTTCTCTTGTAGCTAAAAGCTATGAGGATGCGCGTAGCAGAGCTGTATCACCAAAATTCTTTTTGGATAAATACACAGAAACTGTATCTACCAAAACAGAAGTTACCAAGATCCGTAACAAAGCCTTGGCTGAGCTTATCAAGTTATTTGATAAGAACCAGAACAAGTTATTCTTAGTTGCAAAAGTTGTGGATGGTAATAGTGTTCAGTACAAGAAGTCTACTCCTAATGATATTGTTTATGATAACATGGACCGCTTCATTACAGGACAAGGTGTTGAGAAAAACATGAAGCGTGCTGCTCAGAGCTTTATCGATGCTTGTGCTATGAGCATGGAAGAATTAAAGATCAAAGCCTTGATCAAAGATTCTACCTACTACAAGTTTATTCAGTTAAAAGCTGATGGCTTTATCTACCACACAGACACTTCTACTCTAATGGGTAAGAATGTATCAGACTGTTTTGAGTTCTTGAAGAATCCTTTACACGATGCAGTGTTACTGGATCTTACTCAAAAGGTAGAAAAGTACTGGAATGTGTAATAAGAAAAACAACATACAATGGCAACAAAAAAAATGAAAACTGGTGGGATGACAAATCCTAATAAAGCAGTAACAGTGAGCAAGACTCCTACTAAGTATACTGGCGGAAAGAATGCTTCGGCTTCGGTACAAAAAGTTACTCCTAAAGCAAGTGTAACTAAAGGCTCTAATGCTTCGGCAAAAGTGTCTCCATCTAAGAAGATGGGTGGTTCTACAAAAAGTAAGAAAAGTTGTTAAACCAGAAATGGCCCCAGAGAAATCTGGGGTCTTTCTATAAACCAAACACATGGCAAAAATAACAAATAAAGTAGATAAAGAGTACCAAGCTAAATGGGATCTTGATACGCTAAGACAAGCTAAAGAAATTCAAAGCAATACTGCTAGAATGAAAGCTGCTCAAAACTATGCTAAAGAACAAGTAAAAATGTTAGGTGGTATTGTATCTGACAAAGGTAAAGCACCCGCAAGAAAATCTTCTAGGAAGAAATAATATGTCTGATAAAAAATGGATCCAAAAAGCCACAGCTTCCATCAAACGTAGAGGAACTGAAGGCAAATGTACTCCTATTACAAAACCAGGATGTACAGGTAAAGCAAAAGCTTTAGCAAAAACTTTTAAAAAAATGGCAGCAGCCAGAAAAGGAAAATAACATGGCAAAGAAATTAATAAAAAAACAAACTGGTGGAGTAAGTTCCGGACAAAGAGCTCAACAAAAAATGGATTCCTTGTACAATGCTAATAAAGCAAGAACAAAGGCTATGTATGATTCTATGATGAAAAGCGTACCTAAAGCACAAGCTCCGAAAGCTAAAGATAGTACAAAAGTCACAATAACCAAGAAAAAAATGGGTGGTTCAAGTAAATCTAAAAAATGTTAGCATGGCAAAAAAAACACCAGCATGGACAAGAAAAGAAGGTAAGAATCCTTCTGGAGGCTTGAATAAAAAAGGAGTAGCTTCATACAGAAAAGAAAATCCAGGTAGTAAATTGCAAACTGCAGTAACTACTAAACCTTCAAAATTAGATCCTGATAGTAAGGATGCTAAAAGAAGAAGCTCTTTTTGTTCTAGAATGGAAGGTATGAAGAAAAAACTTACTTCATCTAAAACAGCAAAAGATCCTAACTCAAGAATTAACAAGTCATTAAGAAAATGGAATTGTTAAATTTAAGATTTATGAATACACTTTATTAAAGGTGGTAAAAACAAGTAGTAAAATAAAATTTAAAAAGAAATAACATGTCCGGATTAAAAAAAGGCTCTAAGAGCACAGGTGGTATAGATGCTACAAACCTTAAAGTGATCAAGCACTATAATGATACATTTGAGGACAATAACAAAAAAAGAAATCAACCTCGAGTAGAGGTGATGCAAGAATTCTTTCCTAATGGGAAAGCTCCTAAAGCTAAAAGAAAATAATGCAAAATTCCGCTATACTCATAAAGGTTCAGGAAAGGTTGAACAAGATCTCTAGCAGTGACTATGATAACATAGAACCGTGGCAGATTATTGAAGCCTTCTGTAAGGCCCAAGTCGATTGGTGCCGTAGAAATCTTCATGGTTTGAACATTAAAAAAGAAGGTGATGAACAGTCAACTAGAAGAATAGATGACCTTCAGAAATTGTTGATTGCATCTCCTATAATAATGAATAACAAGCAAACCTATTATGAGAGTGTAACCTTTCCTGCTGATTACTTACAATGGAAAAGAGTATCTTGTCAAGCAACAAGTGAATGCTGCTCTAGTCCTAAACCTATGGTTGTTTATTTAGCTGAAGTAGCTAATGAAGATGAACTTTTAAGAGATCTTAATAAACAACCTAGTTTTGAGTGGGGAGAAACATTTGCTACTCTATTAAATAATACTTTAAGAATCTACACTAATGGTTTATTTACTCCGGTTCAGGTAGAGTTTTACTATTACCGTCAACCAAGAAGAATTCAAATAGCCGGTGTTGTAGATCCTTACACAGGAAATACATCTGCTACAGATGTTATATCAGAATTCAAAGATGACCTAGTAGAGGTTATGATCGATGAAGCTGTTAAGATCTTAGCTGGTGATATAGAGTCAATGACTCAATACCAAAGAGCAAGTCAATCTGTAGAAAACAATAATTAACAATGACAATAACTAGACCATTAAAAGGAACAAACAATAAGGAATCTCTTGAAGGTTCTGTTGCAAATTGTGTAACTGAGCTAATGAATGCAGCTACAACATTTCATAAATTGCATCTTAAAGTAAGAGGTACTGGAGCATATGCTGCTCACAAAGCTCTTAATGAACTTTATACCGCATTACCCGAGCATGCAGATGCATTAGCTGAAGGATTCCAAGGAGCTTGTGAAAAGCTATTAGAGTGTTCAGATATGATCCCAAGAAAGGTTGAATCAGTAGATGAGGCAATAACTTACATAAGAGATCTTACTACTATGGTGAATAATCTTCAGAGTAAAATGCCATATTCAGAAATAGTGAATGAACTTGACACAGTTAAGGATACTTTTAACTCTGCCAAGTACAAATTATTATTTTTAAAATAAATTTGCACAAAAGATAAAGATTTTGTATATTAGTATTATTATTTATTTATAAACCTAAAAAAGAAAAAAAATGAGTTATTTTAACCATGCCTTCTCCAAGCAATTTCTTGGAACCGGCCCAACCCGCAACCTGGTTAGTACTGGCGCAGCTGCTTCAGTAACCAACCCTTTTTCAAACGGTGGTTTCATCTTGACCCCTGGTACAAGCACAACCACTTTATCAAATCTTCCAGCAGGTACTACTAACTTGCCTAAATCAGGTTACTTTGGATTTTTTGATCCAAACACTTACCTGTCTATTGATCCAACATTGACGACTTACAACTGTTGTCCTTTAGTGTTAGCTTCGGCTTCATTATTGACTAATGACAAGATTGGTCCTTTTCACGGTGGTTACCGCGAGACTAACAAATCTAAGGTAATTAATCCTAAGTATGTACAAAAAGCATACAAGGTTACTACTTGCGTTCCTCAACAAACTGTAGTTTCTGTAGGTAGCACTCCTCAAACTCTTTTACCAACTGTTCCTGAAAAATTCCAAGGTGGTACAACTTCTGCAACATGTTGTTTTACTTTCCTTTGTGGTGAAACATACTACTTACGCGTAGATATTAAAGGTTCTCCTGCACTTCGTGCTTTGAATCACAATGCTTACCAAACAGTAGATGCTTATACAGGTTGCTGTGCAGGACCTACTCCAACACCGGTTGACTCTACTTTAGTGTTCATTCAGTGGGCTGAGCAAATCATTCAAAATAACTACTTAAAGCCTTTTGTGCTTCCAGTAGTATTTGATCAAACTGGTGCTGCATGGTATGCTCCTGGTACTACAGTAGATCCTATTACTTTAGCTCCAGTATTACCAGCTCAGTGGTGGACTGCTTATGTGTCTCCAGGATATACTACAGGTGCTTGTGGTGGTATGCGTTTATTCGGTGCCTTTGTTGAGACAAAGTTTGGTAACTGTACTTTCCAAGTAACTGATTTCTTCGAGAAAGAGCCAATTAAGATTTATGCCTCTATGGTTGACTACACTGGTGATCCTTGTGTATTCGAAGGAATTTGTGTGTATAACGACTGCCTTGGCTTACAAGGTATGGGCTTTGGTGAACAAGTTGTTCGTGACTTGATCCTTTCTGAATCATACTTACAAAACTTCTTTGCAAGTAATGACTTCCGTGTGAGAGAGATCACTCAAGGTTATGACATCTTGAACTCTGTAAACCGTAATGCATTGTACACTCGTTACTTCTTGTTACATAGTGTGCCTCGTTTCAACAACCCTACTGGTGTGTTTGATAATGATCGTTACATGCTTGAGATTATTGTTCCTGAGGTTAACCCTCTTGTGCCGGTAGGAAATCCAGCATTGGATACCTTCTTGACCAACTGGTTAGCAAGTTGTGCAAACTGTGTACCTTTTGAAACACAATCTTGTACATACTGTACTCCAGAAAACAACTAAAATTATAAGCCTAGAAAGAAGGGGAGGGGGGAACTCCTCCCTTTTTTGTTAATATGCAGTCTATTCTTAGATGTAAAAAGCCGAGTTGCTCAAATAGTTTCGAGCAAACTAGAAAAGACAGAGTCTATTGTTCTAGACACTGTAAGACTACGCATAAGACTAACAAAAGCAAGAAGAAAAAGCAAAAGCCCTATACAATTTTTAAAAAAGATATTTGTGAAAATTGTAAATTTGTACCTATCCATTCTTGCCAGTTAGATGTAGATCATATTGATGGTGATAATAATAACAATCAGCCATACAATCTGAGAACCTTATGTGCAAACTGTCATAGGCTAAAAACATTTATGAGTGAGGATTGGAAAAAAGTTTAATAAATTTCATCATGTCAAGACACGTTTTAAGTCTGGAAATACCAGACACACTCAATAAGTGTATTCTAAGGGTAGTTGACACTAGTGTCTATGACCCAAACATAGCTGTTACTTGTCCTCTGTTACAAGTAACTACACCTGGTTTTATACATCCTGTTAATTTTTCTGAGCCTCAAATTTTTCCCGGATTCATGGCGAACTTAACAGCTTGTGATCTAGGCCTTCAAACAGCAGATTGTAATACTGTGTTCTTTGATATTCCTGATGGGATTTATATCATAAAGTATAGTGTTGAACCAAAAAAGTTTGTGTATGTTGAATACAATCACTTAAGAACAACTTGTGCTTTAAATCGAATCAATAAGATTCGATGCTCTCTAAACCTTGGAGCTTGTGAACCTCCTACAGATGTTTTACAAAAGCTTCAACAAATTGGTCTAATTGAACAATACATTAAAGCTGCTAAAGCCTATGTAGAAGATTGTCATGATCCTAAAAAAGGTATGGAAATCTTTAAGTATGCTGTAAAGCTAATTGATAAGTTATCTTGTTCAACTGGATGTGAAACTTGCTAAATAATTTTTAAAACCAACAAATATGAATTGTACAAACTGTGGAGCTAAATTAGGATGTGGTTGTCAAAAAAGAATTGCTAGTGATGGCAGATCTTGTTGTGCTAACTGCATTTCAGCATACGAAGCCGGTCTTAAAAAAACCAATTTAAGTATGCCAGGAACTAAACCTTCTAATGTAAGTGTGTTTTACACAGCTCCAAAAAAGACAAACTAACAAATGGCATGTTACGAAATACAAAATTGTCAGACTAATACTACTAGTATAATTAGTTATGCAGGACCTAGTTTAACACTTGGGGATATTATTAAACCTACACCTTCTATCGATCCGCCAAATGTTAGTGCTGATTGCTGGACGGTTATTGGGGGTCCTATCCCTTGTGACAGTTTGCCTTTTGTAACAGTTACCAGTGTTGTTATTTATAATAGTTGCTCACCTTGTATTGCAACACAACTTCCTACTTGTTATGAACTTACTGATTGTTCAGGAACTGTTGTATACTATACTAATGATAATCTATCATCTTTTGTAGGTAACTATGTTTCTAGCCCTCTTTATCCGGGATATTGCTTTTATGTAGCAGTATCTCAAACTTGTACTAATCCTGTAGCTTTTAGTAATCCTGTTGCTTGTACTTGTACTTGTTATACTTTAACTGATTGTGAAGGAATTATTCCCCCATTTAATACATTCTCTAACTTAGCAGCTTATTTTGGTCAGGTAATTCAAATTAATGAAAATGGTGGATGTGCTGGACCATGTTTCTTTGTTAGTGTTAACACTGGAACATGTGGTGAACCTCGTGCTGCTACTGTTACACTTAATTGTCAACCGTGTCCTCCTTGTAATGATTGTTATGTACTACTTGACTGTACTACAAGACAACCGTTTCTCACTCTTTCAAACCCTACAGCAAATGGTATTGACTTATCTACTCTTATTGGTCAAGTTATTGGTCAAGTTTGTCTTGGCCCTAATAATACGCAATGTACAAATGGTTGTTGGGAAATTCAACAAGCTTCATCATGTGCTGGATCAGTAAATGCTTATGTATATAACATATTCCAAGATTGTGTATCATGTAATGCAGTATGTTATAAGTTTACAAATTGTCAAACCTTACAAGAGATACTTGTTACTTACACTGTTCCGAATATTACTCTACCGAATCCATCAACTCTTTTAGGTAATACATTAGGTTCTTTATGTTTTAAACCTCCTACAAATTGTTTATCTGGGTGCTGGAATGTATCACTTAATGATACTGCAGATTGTTCAGGAGCTATTGATTGGACCGCTGCTCTTAGTTACACAGAGTTTGCAAATTGTACTCAGTGTCAGCCTGCGTGTTACCTTCTTACTGAATGTGCTCCGGCAATTACTCCTCCTTTTATTGTGAGTAATGACTTGAGTCTTTATGTAGGAAATGTTGTTAAAATATGTGACTCTCAAGGTAATTGTAATTGCTATAATGTAGAACTTGCACAAACTTGTGATGGATCTATTGTTATAGATAATGCTAATGCAAGCTTTACTACTTGTGAAGAATGTAATTCTTGTGATTGTCCTCCAGGTTATACTAAGATTGATGACTATTGTCAAAAAATTACTAGTGTTCCTGCTATCTTAAATCCTTCTATTTATAACTCAGCTCCAGGAAGTATTAATGATAACTACGGTAGTCTTGGTACAAGATTCTATCCGAATGTTACAAGTCTTCCTTATCCTTTAACAGCTGTTACTGGACCAGATAGATTTGTTGATTTTGCTAATGTTAATGTTTCTTATACATCAAGTGTAGTAGGTATATGGGGTGGTCCTGTCGGATCAAGATTAAGTACGGTTGGTATATGGACATCTGTTGCTCCTAATCCTATAAACGAATGGATCGGTTTTGCACAGTGTATTAATATTCCTACAACCGGAACTTATTGTGTAGGTATTGGTGGTGATGATTGTGTAAGAGTAAAACTTGACGGAGTTATTATTGCAGAGGCTTGTATAGGATTTTTTGATTTTAGATACTGGCATGTATTTGAGTTAAATCTTACAGCAGGAACTCATGTGATTGTTGTTGAAGGAAATAGTGGAGGTGGACCTGCAGCCTTTGGTGCTGAAATTTATCAAACTAACATTGTTGCTTTACAAGCAATAACTACTGTCCCAGCTTTACAAGCTATTACTGTGTTTAGTACTTTCCCAATGAGAAGTACTCCAACACCATTCCAAACCGGTCAAACATCTGGTTACTCTTGTCCTCCAGGTTCAACACTTAATTTGTGTGGAACACCTAGTTGTACAATTATTGAAACTATTCCTTTTGTTTCTTGTGCTCCAACATTCAGAGTAACTGATTGTGCAGGTATTATGGAACCTTTTATTACTAATACAGATCTTTCTTCTTACCTAACAGGTATTCATAAAACTTGTATTACAACTGCTAATTATAGTACTACTTGTTACTTATTAAGAGACTGTAACCGATTAGTAGATGAAGTTATTACAACAAGTAATATGGAGTCTTATCTATGGACTTCTGTTTCTCTTAATGAATATCCGGGATCATGCTTTTTAGTATTACCTTTACCTTCAAATACCACATGTGTAACTAATCCTGTAACATTAAGTTCTAATCCTTGTGTTTGCCCTAATGCTCAACAGCCTTGGCCAAATGGTTGCTATTGTGTTACAGTAGAAGAAATACTTATACCAGAAGTAGCTCCAGATTTTCTTGGAGTATTCCAAAATCAACTTTATAACTGCTGTGAGGACTGTCTTCGCGTGTGCTATTTACTTACAGATTGTCAAGGAGCCCTTGACCCAGTAGTAGTATGTAATGATCTAGAACTATATATAGGAAAAATAATTCAGATTGAAGGTTGTGGTGATACTTGTTGGCAAGTTGCAACATCAAACAATTGTAATAGCAATACAATCTTTGCTGGAGCTATTACCAGTTTCGAAACATGTGAAGATTGTCTTCCGCCAATTCCTCCAGCTCCACTTTTAGAGTTGCACCCAAGAAGAATTAAACCAGGGTACTTCAGCCCTAACTGTAAGATTCCTTTAGAATATATTGAAAAAGTAAACTGTACTTTTGCTAGACAAGTTTATGACAGTATGCTTATATTAAGATATGGTATAACAGTTTGTTGTGATCATGACTTACCTCTTTGGGCCAATCGAAAAGCAATTCTTGATTATGAGATGTTAATCGATCCTAGCTTATGTAAGTCTACATTATGTTATTGTCCAAAACCTTGTCTCATCAGTGTGGAAATTGTATTACTTCCTACATGTGTTGCTCCTGTAATAGTAAATACTTTGATAGATTTTGTATGTCCTGCTCCAGTAGTTATTGATGCAGTAATTGAATACAATCCAGTTACGGCTGATTGTAATTGCTATACAATAACTCCTCTGGAACAACCTATAGAAATGTTGTATTTGGATTGCTGTTGTGCTTTACAAAGAATAATAATTGATAATTTAGAACCAATAAATATTTGTGCTAGTACAACTCCTGCTATTTATCCACAATCAGGTAGTGCTACTGTAGTACTTAATGGTGATTGTAACGATCTTGGTCCATGTAATCCTCCAATATGTTATTGTTGGAAGGTAACTAATACTAATTCTCCAGGTTCACCTGATGGTGAAGCTTCATTTGATGCATGCTCTACAGGGCCATCCCAAACAAGTGTGTCTGCTTTTGTATCTGCTGGAAGCTTTATTTCTAATTGTGCATTTAACCCACCTACAGTTAGTTCAGGATTAGTTGTTGAAAACATGGGGCCGTGTGTTAATGGTCGTTGTGTACCTCCTCCATGTCAGTGTTATGAAGTAACATCTATGGTATCATGCCTATACAATTATACAAACTGTGATGGACAACCTGCTACTATACTAACAACTCCTGGTATTTCATACATCTGTTCTCAGACTTTACCATTTCCAGATGCTATTTGTTCAAACGAAAGTTCAGTAATTCTTACATCTTACCCTTGTGATCCACTACTTGGTACTTGTGGTCCACCTCCTCCATGTGTTTGTTATATTGTAACAATTCAAACTCCGGGTGGTCAAGGTTGTAGTATAGATTATACTCCGTGTGGAGAATCACCTAGATCACAAATATTCCCTGATGGCCTAAACTATATCTGTTCACAAACTCCTCCTGTGCAAAGCGTTGGATCAACTTGCACAGTAACTATTCAGTCTACATCACTGAATTGTGGTTTAGGAGAATGTAATGATTTTGTATTACCTTGTAATTGTTATACATTTACAGTTCAAGGTAGTAATTTTGCATTCCAAAGTATAATAGACTGTTCAGGAAATCCTGGTGAAATAGGAGGTGCACCTGGAACAGTAGGTGTTGCTTGTGTACAAAATTTTGGGCCACCTAACCCTAATATTATTATATCCGCTACACCAGGAGCTTGTGGATCAACCTGCTAATAAGATTTGCTAAATTGATAAAAAATAAGTATATTTAATAAACAAGAATAATGAAGCCACTTAACATAGACAAAACCGGTTGCAGTAATATATCATCTAATTGTGTTACATGGCAAGGTCCTGATATTGAGTGTATTAATTTATGTAAGGGTGACTCCGTTACTGAAGTAGTATATAAATTAGCCCTTGAATTATGTAATCTTATGGACACTTTTGATCTTAAGAATTATGATCTTAAGTGCTTTTCTACCGGAGTGTGCCAACCTAAAGATTTTAAAGACTTCTTAAACATTTTAATCACCAAAGTATGTGCACTACAAGATTGCACTGGTTGCGGTGATAATTGTAATCCTTGCCCTACACCAACTATTCCTTCAACTAATGGGACAAATGGTGATCCTAATCCAGTAATGAAAGTGGCTCCTGCTTTTTACTATACTAATCAGTATGGTGATCAGGTTACTACCATGTCAATGCAGGATTATGTAACTACTATTGGCAATCGTGTTTCTACACAAGTAAGCCAGATTCAGAATATTCAGGCTACTTTACTGCAGCAAAATGAGCGTATTACAAATCTTGAAAATAAACCAGATCCTAGTTTTAGTATGCCTCAAATTGTACAAGATGGGAATTTAGTTAATCTGGATGTTGTTTTACAAACATTAAGCAGTGAGTTTTCTCAGCTTGAAAATGCAACGGGTGATCCTAATTCCATCTACACAAACATGCAAAAAGTAGATGCTAATTTGTCCAACACGCCTAGTTTAGCTACCCCTGGTGCTACTATGGGATCTTTACCAGGATGGACAGTAAATCCTTCTAACCAAGCTGAAAGCTTTGGTAACATGTGGAAAACTATCTTAGATATAAGAAATGCTGTTCAAAACTTAATCAATAATTATGTTCCAAATATCTGCTCTAGTATCTCTATTAGCTTAGTTGCTACTTATGACTCTAATGTTAACCAAGTAACTCTTTACTTTACTGGTGCTATTCCTACAGATTTTGTTAACACAATCCCTGGAGGAACAACTTTTACAATAGCTGACGTATATAATAATACTACAACAGTATTGATTGATATTCAAAGTGTAATTAATAATGTAGCTGGTTATGTTGTTCCTCTTGGAGGAACTCGTTTAAATACAGCAGGTAACTTGATTATATCAGCTAGTCCTTCTTATAATAGCAGATCAACAGGTTCTCAGTGTGTATCTACTCTAAACTTTACTATTGTAAATACAGGAGCCTGCCCTTCTGCAACTTACACTCCTACTAACAACTCTATTGAGTATTCATTTACTACAGAGTCAGGAACAAGAACATATACTGTTGAATTATCAAATAGTGGCGGTGGCCTACCTCCTACTATACAAACATTCACAACTACTAGTGTACAAAACATTACAAGTGTGTTTGCAGGATTAACTTCATTGACTAATTACACAGTAAGAATAACAGTAACTGTAAATGGTGTATCAACAGCTTGTCCAATTACAGCAGTAACAACATTATAAAATAAACTAAAATGAGCGATTGTACAAAATGTGGAAAATGTCAAGAAGACTGCGGGTGCATTCCTAGAGGTATGACAACTCCTAACTATTGCCCTGGAGATCTTCCGCCTTGTCCTGAGCCTTCACCATGTAATGAAACATTTGATAGCAAGTGTGTTATCTATACAGGAGAAGATCTTCCTTGTATTGGAGTAGAACAGGGTAATTCGATAGAGCAAGTTATTCTTGCTTTAAATGAAAAACTGTCTCCTCTGTTTTGTTTAGAGTGTCCTAGTTTAAATATCCCGGCTAATAATGCTGTGAATATCCCTTATGATCAAACTCTAAACTGGAATGCTGTTCCAGGAGCTACATCTTATGATGTGTACTTTGGAACAACTGCTGTTAATCCTCCTCTTGTATCAGCTGGTCAAATTTCAACAGCATATACTTATCCGTATCCGTTGCTTCCAGGAACTGATTATTACTGGAAAGTAGTACCTAAGAATGCTACAAGTGCTGCACAAAATTGTGCTACTTACCAATTCAAGACTAAAGAAGTTACTTGTGTAAATCCTTTATCTTACATGCTTGAGTATGTAATGAGTGAGCAACCTTTAAACAGTGTGTTTAATCCTGGAACTTTAGTTGACTCTATAGTTGATTTTTTGAATAATGGTGAGTTAATCACTAACTGTAATTTTTGTTGTCCTGATTGTAAAGATACTAACAGATATGTATTAGCTTCTGCTCCTTTGTACGCGTTACACTATAGCCAATTCTATAGTCTTCCTAATTGTCCTCCAATATGCTGTACAGAAGTAGATGCTTCTTTAACAGCTATGATTGCTACATTCAATAATGCTTCTCCATCTTTATCTGAAGCCTTTAAAGATATTCCTCCTGTGACAAACTGTTGTGGAACAAACTTCAGCGAATGTGCTGATTCTTTAAAAGTTTCTTTAGGTACATCACGGGATGCTATTTTCAAATTATTAGGTGTAGTAGAAGAATCTACAATTAGTAATACAACGCAGCTTTGTGTACTATCTACATTCTTAAACTCATTACCGCCAGCAGTTACTGATGCTCAAAAAGCTTCAATTATTGCTGCAATTCTTAACAATGGATTTGTTGTAGATTGCCGTCCAGAGGGTACTATTATTTCAGGAATTCAGAAATACAAACAATACATAACAGCTGTTCAAGATGGCTGCTTATGTTATAAACCATGTATAACACCATAAACCAATAAAACATGCTAACACCAGCAACATTAACAGTAACATTCACAGCTAACTATGCAGGACCACACAGAATCTGTTGGAGAATCCAAGGATCTACAGGACCATATGTGTGCACTAATATAGTAAACTGCGCGGGAGGGGGAAACGTCTGCCAAGCAGTGGTATCCATAATGGTGGATCCTGAAAGTTGTGATCCAGTTACCTACGAAGGATATATTCAAGCAACTTGTAATCCGGAAGGATCTCCTGTAGATCAAGTACCTTGGGTGGCTACTTTTACACCTAATCCAGTATGTAAAATGTATAGTATTAGATCTACACCTAATGTGCTTTGTACAACTCCTCCACAATTGCTTCCGTTAATTCCTGCTACCACAATGGGTCTGAACTGTAATGGTACAGCTAGACCAGCTGTTCAGCTTTTTTGTGCTAAACCTGTTTATTTGTGTGCAGTAGGTATCATCCCTAATTTACCTCCAGAGTATGTTATGACATTATTTGATGGTTGCTGTTATGATTGTACTGAATATGATGTTACTATTTCACCAGCTTGTCCTGGTTGTGTACTTAATGGATCAAGCATATATTACATAGATTGCAATACAAAAGAATTAATAAGACAAGACTTTACTGGTAATACTGCTGTAACAATTTCCGGTATTTGTGCTGTTACTGGTTCTGTATCTTTACAAACGACTGAGGAAGCTAATGGTGTAATTACACCAATCGGACCTTGTTCATAATATTATGATGTCACGGTTTGTTGGTTTCAACGTGGCTGACAAGCAAAGTCCCTGGTTAAATTATACTGGGGACTTTTGCATTTAAAGAATTGTACTTTACACTATAAAAGTTTATTTTTAAACTTTCAAAAAAATGTGTATATTTATATGGGAGATATGATGTTAAAAAAATTTAGAAAACCTGACGTTAAGGCTCCTAGATGTAGACCTGGAGCAAGTAGACTAGTTAACAAAACTTTTCTAGATGAGCTTGCTAGTTGCCATCCTGAAACAAAAGACTTAGGAATAGCCGATGTAAATAAAATATTACAAACAATGCATGGTAAAATGTGGGACCATGCTGCTAACTATCGAGATGGAATAGAGCTTTTTGAACAGCTTGGTTTTGTATTTGTTGGTACCTGCAATTCTCCAAAGAAGTACAATGTGGATTATGGTAACTCTATTAAGAATGGATCTACTCTAAGACACAGAAATTTTGAGTCTGATAATTATTTAGCTAAGATCTTCTATACAAACTTTGCTTCTAAGTATAAGTTTAAAAATAGAGATATGTGGATGTTTGAACCAACGCGTGCATTTCAAAGAACTGTATCTAAGATATATCCTGAGAAGTGGAAGATTTTTGTTCAAGTAGAGAACAACAGAAATATCTCAAGATACATAGAAAAAGCTATGAAATCTTCTTTTATAAAAAAGAGATCTATGCTGCCAGTAGATGATAACTATGATGAATTCAATTTGGACTAATGACAACAATAGGTGATTCAATATCAAGGGTTAGAAACCTAGTTAAAGGTGTTAAGGAAGATGCTTTCCTTACTGACCGACTTATCTTTTCTCTAATCGAGAAGTATGGTAAGCTTCTTATTAAAAGACAAGATGATCAGAACAAGATCATGAAGTTTCAGTCTTTGTTTGAGAAACTACCTTGTGTAGAACTTATTGAAGTAGATAAAATAGAAGCTTGTTGTGCTGGCATAAAATCCGGTTGTACAATTCGAAGAACTAAAGAAAAATTACCTACAGTCCTTGAAGGAGCATATGGTCCATTGTTTAGAACAATATCATCTATTGATGGCTCTATTGAGTTTTTTAAAACTTATCCTACTACTTATGTAGCAATGACACATAGTACTAATTTTAAGTACAATAAAAATAAGTATTATTGGTATTTAGGTGGGCATCTTTATTTTCCAAATATCGATTGGGATTCTGTTTCTGTAGAAGGCTTATGGGATGGAAGTATTCAAAGATATATTTGTGGTGGAGATGTTTGCTTGCCAAGACAACAACAAAAAATTCCTCTTCCGGAATACATGTTTGCTGACATAGAAAATATGGTTATTAAAGATCTTCTTACTACTATACAGTTACCGGTTGAAAATAATGATGATAATCAAAACATCTTAAGAACATAATATCATGAGTTACAACTATACCCTGAAATATAAGACATTCAACCAGTTGCTAGAAGAAATACATGTGGATTTTCAGAATTACAACTTAGAATCTTTTATCGAACCTCAACAATTAATTAAGGTTGCTAAGCGTGTTAGTTATGAACTCGGCTTAAGAGTTCTTATGACAAAAGAAGCTCTAGTAGAAATTCATAATGGAAAAGTAAGACTACCTGATGATTTTTATGTTCTTAACTACGCTTTGGTGTGTGATCATCTTACTATTAATGAGCCGGTGATTCAAGGAACTAATATGCAAGAAATTCCTTTAGCTCCTCCTCGTTATGAAACTTCTGCTATTATTGATCCTTGTACAGATGCTATTCCAAATTGCCAAACTTGTGGGGTACCTACATATCCATGCGCATGTCCTAGTCCGTCTAATTGCCTACCTCCGCCTCCTAATGAAGTAAATTGCACTAAGCCTAGAATAGTACTTACTTGTAAAGGTAATAATTATGAGCTAGTTCAAGTTGTGAAGACTCAAACTAGAACTTTTAGAAGATTATGGGCTTTACAATTTCTTGCTAATGATCAGACTATTGCTTGCAACTGTCCAAATCTTTATGTGAAGAGTCCTAACCATGCTTGGATACGAGATGGTTTTTTGTTTACTAATTTAGAAAATGCTAATATATACATTAGTTATCAAGGAATGTTAGAAGATGATGAAGGAAACCTTTTAGTTCCGGACCATGATCTTATCAATGAATACTATGAGTATGCTCTTAAAAAAAGAATTCTTGAAAATCTTATCATGAATGATGAGAATGTTTCTCAGGCAAAGATTCAACTTATTGAAAATGGTTATAGAACATCTAGAAATTTAGCTATGAGTGTTGTAAATACTCCTAACTTTGCTGAAATGAAAGAAATGTGGTGGCAAAATAGAAAAGCTCAGTATGGTAAATATTATGATATGTTTTCTAGCTATCCATGGAATCAAGCTTTCAATATTAATGTTCAAGGACAAATGAACCAATACTAATGGCACAAGAACAGAATACAAGCAATAATCAAGTAAGAACTTTTGATAAGTCTCTTAATGAAGATGTTAATGACTTTCATTTGCCATCCAATGAATGGACTCATGGTAGAAATGTGATCAATAACTCTGTAACTGGTGACTTAGGTAAACTTGGAAACGAGCCTGCAAACATTCTTTGTGTTCAAGCACCTTATCCTATTATCGGGTTTATTCATATTATTGAAGATCGATGGGCAGTTTTCTCTACTGATGGAACTAACTCCGAGATTGGTCTGTTTATAGAAGGTAATTGTGGTACTTTGGAGCCAGCATATTATACTATTGTAAATGCTCCGTGCTTAAAGTTCAATATAGAAAAGCTAATCATTGGTGTTTCCCGTCCTACAAGTACTTGTACTTACAAGTTATATTGGGATGATGGTATCAATCCTTCACGCGTTCTTGAGATAGACATAGATAATCCTAGCAGAAACTGGTATACTGATCCTAATAGTACTCTTCCTTGGGTACAGAATTGTGTAGATAGTAATGGTCCTTCTCCTGGTGGATGTATCATTTGTACTAATACTCCGGTGTTAGACTGTGATAAGATCAGACTAGCATTATTTATCAATCCTATTTGTCCTCGCGTAGAGAATGGGACACAAGGTGGAAACCTTCTTAATGGTTCTTACATGGTTGCTATGGCCTATGCAATAAAGGGTCAGAAGATATCTGATTGGTATGTTTCCAATGTACAGTCATTATGGACTCATCAGAATTCATCAGGCTCTATTGATGTGTTCATCGATAGTATTGATCCTGATTTTGATGAAGTAATTGTTACTGTGATCTCTGTTACTAACCAGCAAACTGTTGCAAGACAAGCTGGAGTATACAGCACGCGTCAAACTCGCTTAGGCTTTGATATTATATCAGACACATGGCCGGCTGTCCCTATTGAACAGCTTCCTCTAATGACTCCTATTATTGATAAGTCAGATGCTATGTACAATGTTGGTGACTATCTTATTCGTGTAGGACCAACATCAAAAGAAGATTTCAATTATCAGCCTCTGGCAAATCAGATTGTTTCTAAGTGGCAATCTGTAGAATACCCAGCTGACTACTATTATAAAGGAAACAATAAGACCGGTTACATGAGAGATGAGGTTTATCCTTTTTTCATTGTGTGGGAATATGATACAGGTGATGAATCTGCAGCATATCACATTCCTGGCCGTCCTGCTTTTTCTTCAGATCTTACACCTCCTGCAGGTAATGTGATTGCTGGAGAAACACAAACTTGGCAAGTATACAATACAGCAACTCAAACTGCTACTCCTGGTACTGTATTACCGGATGGTGGTGTAGTTATTGCTGAAGGCTTAATGGGCTACTGGCAATCAACAGAATACTATCCTGATAAAAAGCCTCAAGTATGGAATGCAAGCGCACATTGTTGGTCATCTCTGAACCCGGGCTCGATCCCAGGATGCTTAGAACCAACTCCACCTATACCGTATACAGGTACTGCTTCAGGCCTAGCATCATTCGATTTATGTGGTACTCCAATACGACATCATAAGTTTCCTGAAGATAGTCTTACAACTCAAACAAACCGTTTTAATGCTGGTGTAGGAAACAAGATTAGAATTATGGGTGTGAAGTTTGAAAACATCAGAGCTCCTAGAAGAAGTGATGGAAGTCTTATTCCTGGTATTATAGGATACAAGATCATGCGTGGTACTCGTAATGGTAACAAAACTGTTATTGCTAAGGGTATGATCAATAACACACATGAGTATGATATTCCTGGAGCACCGGGCACTAAAGGCTATTATCCTAACTACCCATTTAATGATCTTAGAGATGATCCATTTTTAAGTACTACTCAGACAAGTACAGCATCTATTTTAAATCCTGCTTTACCAGGAGGAGATATAAAAAATTACAATGCTATGCCTGGAGGATTTGGTACAGGTAGATTCAGTCCTAATCTAGTAACATTTCATTCACCAGAAACTAACTTCAACAATCCTTATTTAGCTACAAAAGAGCTAAGGATCTATCAAGGTATTAATGGTAATGTGAAAGGCAAGTTTGAAATATCAGAACAGCATCCTAAAGAAAAACTTATTACTGATATGGCTTTTATCATAGCTTCTATTGGAGGTTTAGGTGTTGCTGCTTTGGCTACAAATGGTAATAGAAGAGTTCATAGAGAATATCCTAACTATCAAGGTTTCTCACAAGAGCCTAATTACTTTACTAAGAATACTTATAACTTAAATGAGAATGGTTCAATAAATGGTACTGACACTTCTACTCAAGCTCCTTATCCAGAAGCAGGTACTGAAACCGGTGGTCCTTTACCTACACCTGTTGCAACAGCCAATCTGATAACACCTACTCCGATCATTACTACTTTAAATGAAACAACTACTAATAATGTAAATGGGACTACTGATTTGAGTGTTCCTCAGAAAACTAATATAATATCTCAGCCAGCACCAACTCATTTACCTATTATGAGTCCTGCTTTAGTTGCAGTGTTTTCAGCTTTTACAGGATATGATGCAGTTAAAAATTCAGGAGCCTCTTTAGCTTTAACTATTGTTCCAGGAACTACAGATGATGTAGCTCAAGAAGCCGGAATGAATACAGCAAATACAGCAGCTACAAGTTCACTTACAGGTGTATCAAGTGCTCAGATAACTATTGAAAATGAAGATGGTGATTACCAAGGTATCCCGCAACCATTTAGAACAATAAGTTCTTTTCCATTATTCTTAAACTACTATAGTGATGGTACAGACAGTTTGATAAGACTTATCCGTGCTATCATCCGTTACAAGGATTATGTAGTAAGATATCATTCACATGGTTTCTACAACAGAACAGAAAACAGACCTGTTACTTTTAGAACAGCTTTATCTGATCAGCAATATATTGATCCTGAGATTGTGGATTATAGTTCTTCTATACGAATCAATAACTTATATAGACAAAGAACTGTTGCCTTAGCTACTATTACTCCGTTTGGATCAGGTATAGGTTTACCGACAGTAGCTGATAAAACTCGTTATGATTATGCAGGATTGGCTCCTAGCTTCTGGCCTACAGGTATTTTAGGTTCTAATTGGACTCACACAGCAGAAGCTCTTTGTTCAAAATGGATCGATGGATCTAGCACTGTAGATGGGGCTAACAATGGCCAAGTTGCTTCTTCATGGTATGGTGCTCTTAAAGTAAGAATTGACAATCAGTATGGACAATTAAACAATATTGTTCAGGTACCAATCAGTCATTGCTTTACACCAGTGACTATTAATAGAGTAACTAAACAGATTACTAGTGGATCTTCTACTGGACCATTATTTGGTGGAGACATTTATGTAAACAGATATACTGAGAAGAATACTTTCTTGTTTTTCTATGACTGGCTTTATGGTCAGCTAGATGGAGCTCAGTTAGATTATCTACAACATCAGATGATTCCTTATCCTAAGTACTGGTGTAACTTCAATCAATTCCAGACTAATGATTTTACTTCTACTATCTTCCAAAACTTAATAACTTGGAACTGGCCTTCAGGTACTGTTTTTACTCCAAGTAGTTATTATGCTGTAGACGGTCCAGGTAATGTACCATTAGCAGGATGGAATATTTTAGCAAACATTGCTAATGCTTTCTTCTTAGATAAAAAAGGCTGGATGTATCTATCTAACTGTGGAGTGAGAGACTTCTTTGTAGAGAGTGAGATAAACTTAGCTCAACGCGATTATGGTGATATACCTGAGCAAAAATTTTACAATCCATATAATGGAGGAAGTACTAAAGACTTATTCAGCACTGGTATTATCAAGTCTGGTAATTACTACAAGTATGATCAGTCTTTAAGTATCTCTAAGTTGTTCATCAATTATGCATCTTGGTCTTCTACTCAGTCTCCAAGTTATGATCCTTATATTGCAGAGACATGTTTTGTGTATCGACCTACAAGAGTAATATATTCTTTACCAGCGCAGTTTGAAGGGCTTAGAGATGGTTGGATGGTATTTTTACCTAATAACTATTATGACTTTATTAATTTGGTCACATGCATTAAACCCGTGAATAAAAACGGTGCTATGATATTCTTTAATGCTGCTAGTCCAGTTCAATTCCAAGGATTAGATCAGCTTCAGACAGATCTTGGTACCAAGCTTACTATTGGAGATGGTGGCTTATTCTCACAGCCTTTACAACAAATTATAAATGTAGATGCTTCTCATGAGTATGCTTCTTGTCAAAATAGAATGAGTGTGATCAATACTCCAGCCGGCTTATATTGGATAAGTCAGAACCAGGGTAAGATTTTTAATTATGCAGGAGGTCTTAAAGAGATTTCTAACATTGATCTTAAGTGGTGGTTTGCTCAATACTTACCTTATACTCTTACAAAAGATTTCCCATCTTTTGAACTAGTAGATAATCCGGTTATGGGTATAGGATGTCAGTCAGTATATGATAATGAAAACAGTTTAGTATATTTCTCTAAGAGAGATTTCAGACTTAAGCTAGAATATACTCCTGATCAATTTGAGTATTTAGGCGGCTATCAATTCAGATATCTTGTAACAGGTCTTTTAATTGACCTTGGTGACCCTGATTTTTTTGATGATACATCTTGGACAGCTAGTTTTGATCCTAAAACTAATGCTTGGTTAGGATGGCATGATTGGCATCAAACATTAAATATGCCAGGTAAAAATACTTTCATGACTGTAAATCCGATAGACAAAAGAGGTATCTGGATTCATAATGAAAGATGTGATCTTTATTGCAACTACTATGGAGTAGATTATCCTTTTGAAGTAGAATTCAAAGTTAATACAGGAGGTACTGTAAATACTTTAAGAAGTATTGAGTATATCATGGAAGTGTACAAGTATGCATTAAATTGCTATGATCGATTCCATGTATTAGACTTCAACTTCGATGAGGCTATTGTTTATAATACAGAGCAAGTATCTGGATTATTGAGATTGAACCTTAAGCCTAAACAAGATCCAAGTCAGATCTTGCAATACCCTATTGTCAATCTTACAAACATTGATATTATCTTTTCTAAGGAAGAGAACAAGTATAGATTCAACCAGTTCTGGGATATTACTGCAGATCGCGGTGAGTACAATCCGGCTGCACAAAGAGTGATTTGGGATACTGCTCCTAATGGTTATGCTGCAGTACTCAATCCATTCAACTTAGATTATGCTAAACCTCCTATGCAAAGAAAGAAATTCAGACATTATACGGTCACAATCCGTCTGAGAAGAAATGTATCTGGAGATAGAAAGATGTTAGTAATGCTAGCTGATATTAAAAATCTTTATTCACCAAGATAATGAGTAAGAATGGTCAAGATATAAGACGAGCAATGCAGGATGCAAAGCTTGAGCCTGAAAAGAAAAATCCTTTCAGAAAGGATGTTATTGTTGATCCTATGGGTCAGTGGAAGTACCCTGGTCAAGTGACTAAGATACCTTCTAACCAGATCACAATGCAAGGAGTTCCTTATCCGGTCCTTGGAGTGGATGACTTAGGTAACCAACAGATGATGTTTCCTGGTATGGAATATCAGTTTGCCGGTCAGCATGTGACTGAGTATCCTATGCCTTTTGGCGGCCAGAATTCTAAGACGGGTACCCATTTTGAAGGAGGTGGTTGGCTAGATGAGTTTGAAGAAGAGTTTAAAAGAGGTGGTATGACAAATCCTTTAATGAGATCTCGAAGTAAAAGAGCTACAACTAAGAAAAATATACAGTCCTCTATAAACAAGATATTCTTAAGAAATAAAGATATATTTGGTCCAGGAGGAAAAAATGTATATGACCCTAAATCAAAGTACCAAATGGGTGGTGGTTGGCTTGATAATCTCGAGTAATTTTAGTATATTTGTAATATGACCAAAGAAGATATCTTAAACGGCATGTCAGAAGATGAGTTCTACCAACTCTATCCGACAAAGGAAGCCTGGGAGCAAGCTACTCAAATGAAGCTTGGAGGCCTGAGTGGTGCGCCTCATAATGGTCAGCCTACTGCTGATCAATTCTTTAACTATGGCTCACATGCCTTAGATAAGTTCAATATTCCTTTTGGTCATTTTGCTTATGGCGGTGGTCCTATTTATCCGGCTAAGCTTGGAGGTCTTCCCTGTCATGAATGTGGAGGAATGCACAAAGCTCAGTATGGATTCAACAGTGGAGTGAACTATGGTTCATTTACGGTACCTATGCAGGTAGGAGGAGATCCTACATCTGTATGGTTAGCTGGAGAACAAATGGCTCTTCAGAAAAAAACTAAGGCTGCTATTCCTTCTGATGTAAAACCTACAGGTACAAATCCTTTATACTATAATCCTTTTTTAAAAGGAAGTGATATTGCTAAACCAGATTCAATGCATACAAGTCCTTATGATCCTAACATTGCTGCTTATTTTAAAGGTGATAAGGTAATTGCGGGACCGGCTACAGATACTGGTAAAGCTAAGCAAGCTGCGATGAAGCTTAATAAAGGAAAGATGTTTGTTAAAGATGGTCAAGTATTTCCTAACTACATGCAACAAGAAGGTGGTGCTTATGATCCAGGTAATGCTGGAACCTATCCTGTCCTTGATTTTGGTGGACTAAAATCTATCATAGATGCTACAGCTAAGAATATGAAGAAATCTTATGGTGGAGATCTTACTGAGCAAGGTGGTAATCAAGATTTCAAGAAACAATACCGTGCTACTTTTGATAACTACATTAAGCAGAATACTTACAATGCTATGATTGATCAAGAGCACCAGGCTATGCTGAATGAGTTTCAAAACATGCCTTATGCTCAAGCTGGAAAACAAGTTGGAAATTTAGGATACAAAGTTCCGGTAAACACACAGAGAGAAGCTTTAGAAAAGCAATTAGCTGAAAAACAAAATCAGCAACAAACTTTATTTGGTAGTCTTGCTGATATGTATGCTCCTTCTGTTAATAGAAAACAGATGAGTGTGTTTGGAAGTCTTTTCCCAGCAAACTTTACAAGAGGATATGAATTTAGTAATGCTGATTATGCTCGCTTAAAAAAGATGGGTGATCAAGGTCAAATTACAGGCATTACAGAAAACTACGGACCTTTAGCTCGAATGCTGGGTAAAACTGGTAGAAGAATGTTTGGCCCTAAGTCTGTTACTATCGGGATGATGGGTCCGGGATCCACTTCCGATCAACAGCAGTCTATTCAAAATGTAGGTGCAGGTGCCTATGATAATCCTTTAGAAGGAATGGATCAAGGACAATTGTTCAAAGATTACAATAAAGGAGTTACTCCTGTGGGAAAACAACGCGCTGATTTCATGTCTTCTAAATTAAAAAACCCTATGGGTCCACAAATAGATCCTTGGACTGAAATGATGAATGCTGCACCAGAAGTTACTCCTCCAGCAGTAAATGCTGAGCCAGATCGTTCCAATATGCAATTTGTAGCAGGTCAATGGATACAAAAAGCTTTTGGTGGAGCCTATCAACAAGGTGGTAATCCTATATCTTATTCAGAGGTGAATCTTAATAGAAAATATTCAGGTCAAGAAGATCTTTGGAAATATGCTCCAGGAGCATTCAATTTTTTAGCTCAAGGTATTGAGTCTAGACATGATACTCCTGAAATGAAAGCAGCTCAGCTGGCTTTAATGACTCCAGGATCTGATATGGGACCTTTCCAATCTGTACCTGCAACTGGTAGAAGAATGGGAGACTATGATACTAACTCAGGAATGTTCAGACCTAACCAAATGATACCTATACAATTTCCAGGCTATGCTCAGTGGGGTGGATTTAATACAATGCAAAGTGGCGGCAGTAAATCTAAGACTGAAATTGATCAATTAAAGAATAGATTTAATGTATTGGATAAAGCTTTATATGGTAATAATAAGCAATATATTAAACAATTAGCTGGATCTAAGAATCAAGCAAAAAGAGAAGCAGATTCTATACAGCAAGTATTAAGTGATTATTATGAAAATAGAAATCCAACAGTTCCTGAAGGCTCTACTTGGGATCAATTTAAACAAGGATTTTCACAAGGTATTGATATGTGGATGCCTAATCAAAATACTTGGGATCAATTTAAACAAGGATTTACTTCTGCATATAAACAAGAAGGTGGAGTTTATGAGGAAGGAGAAGAAATAGATCTTTCACCAGAAAAAATAGCTGAGTTAAGAGCTCAGGGTTATGAAATAGAAGAACTAGATTAACAATGGCAAGAGCAAGAATAGTAAAACTTCCAAAGGCCTTATCAGGACTAGAAGTAAAAATGGCACCGGGATTGTATGGTACTAATGGTAACCGTCAGTTCTCTCTACCTACTCAGATAGATAGTCAAAAGTATTCTGAACCGGATACTGAAGTGAGAAACACTCTTAAACCGGTTCCTAGAGAAATGGCTAACCTTGAAGCAGAAAAGGGTGAGACAGCTGTTGTAAATATTGATGGCTTCCCAGCTCATTTTAATATTGGAGGTAAGAGACACTCAGAAGGTGGTACTCCTTTAAACTTACCTGATAACTCTTTTATTTTTTCTGATACTGCTAAGATGAAGATCAAGGATCCTGAGATCCTTAAACAGTTTGGTATGGCTATGAAATCTGGAGGATTCACTCCTGCAGATATTGCTAAGAAGTACCAGATCAATAACTATCGCAAGATGCTTGCTGATCCGGAGACTGATGATCTACAAAGAAAGACCGCGGAAATGATGATTGCCAACTACAATGAAAAGTTGGCTAAGCTTGCTTTAGCTCAAGAGTCAAAGAAAGGATTCCCACAAGGTATTCCAGCTATTGCAATTCCTTACATTGATGCTCACAATATTGATACAAGTCAATATGCCCCTACTCAAGCACAACAAGAAGATCCTAATGCTAACATGGGTGTTGCACGTTATGGTGCAAATGTTATTGCCGGCTGGAACAAAATGCAAGTTGGTGGACCTATAGGTGATCAAACATGGGCACAAGATGCTACAATCGGATCTAGTTATAACTTATATCTGGAAGCTTTAGCATCTAAGGATCCAAAAAAAATGCGTGATATAGGTAAAAAAATCTCTGATAGAGATATTGAAGGTTTTGGATGGTGGCCAGGTTCTAGACAAGGTAAACTTCATGACCTGGGTTATGATCTTATGAGACAAGCTACTCTTACAGAAAGAGCTCAGGCTCCTAAAGAACTTACAGAAGAAGAGTTAGATATAAATACTCGAAATAAAGCTGCTGAACTATTTACTAAGCTATACAATCTGAAAAGAAAAGCTACTGAGGCTAAAGACTTCGATGCTGCTTATAACTATGATGTTGAGCTTGAAAACTTACATAAGCTTCACCCTGATTACAAAGCTGCAGGTTTCATGAGAAAGAAACAATCTGCAAAACAAGAGATAAACAGTAAAGACTTTTATTCTCCTGCTCAACCTGCTATCTATTATACAGAAACTGAAACTAATAAAGTAAATGATCTGTATGACAAATATCTTAAACCTAAAGAAGTTGCTAAAGCTCCAACTACTTCTGCAAAACCGCAAGAGAAAAAAGTAGAAGCTAAGCCTCTTCCAGCTACAACTCCTACATTAAATACTTCTCCTAACAGTGTTCTTGTAAAACCGGTTAAAACTAAAAAAGATACTACTATTTCTAAAGAAGCTCTTGATGCATTAGCTCAAACCGATCCGGATGCATATGATAAGTTGATGAAAGATTTTAAAGTAAAAGAATATCAAGGTGGTGGATCTACAGCAACAGCCGTAAGAAAAATGGAGCCTGGTAAAATTAAACCAGAATACTCTATGGAAGAAGCATATGGTCCTAAGGGTGTTGCTAGACAGAATGAGTTCAGACGACATATGGGACTTCCAGAGTTACCATCTAATGCTACTAAAGCTCAAATACAAGCCGGAGCAGGAGAACTTCAGAAATATGCTATTGAAAACTATCCTGAACTGGTTAGTGATTATATGACTGAAAAAAATCCTAAGCCTAATAAAAAGCTTGAGGATGTGTTACGATCAAAAGGTTATAAGCCAACCAATGCTGAATTAAAAAAAGCTATGGCTGAAGGTAATATTTCACCAGAAGATATCCGTAGTGCTTACAAAGATGATCAGTGGTGGTTCCGTGCTATCAAGGCTGATAGAAAGAAAGTATCTCCTGAAGAATATGAGAAGTTAATGAAAAGACCGGGATCTATCAAACAAGGGGAAAACATGTACTACAGTGAAGATCCGTCTAAGCCTTGGGAATACACTACTTACTACACAGATAAACCAGCTCCTAAAGTTGAGCTTAAACCTGAAGTAAAGCAAGAAGTAGAGCCTGCAAAACAAGAGGTAAAAAGAAATCCTATTGTGAAGGGTAATCCTCCTACTTATGCTCCTTGGTGGTTACAAGATATTATTGGTACCGCTGGTGCTTTTGGTGACTTATCGCGTGTTAAGAAATATCAACCATGGCAAGCTACTCCTCAAGCATTTTTACCACAGGCTACTTTTTATGATCCAACGCGTGAGTTAGCAGCTAATGCTGAGCAAGCTAATATTGCTAGTCAATTCCATCAAGCTTTCACTGGTCCTAAGACCGGTCAAATGGCAGGAGTTCAAGGTCAAGCTATGAAGAATGCTGCAGATATCATGGGTAAATACAACAACCTAAATGTTGGAGTAGCTAATCAGTTAGAACAAGAAAGAGCTCAAATCATGAATGCTGCTTCCCAGAACCGTGCTAACTTAAGTACACAGCTTTGGGATAAATACAATATCGCCAACCAACAGTTTGACAATGCTAAAAATCAGGCTCGCGAGCAGTTAAGAAAGCATGTGATCAGTGCCGTAACCAACCGAGCCAAAACTCAAGCCCTAAACACTCTTTACCCTAACTATTACACAGATCCTTCTCTAGGAGGCTTTTTAAACTTTGCTCCAGGATATGATCCAAAACCTGTTGGAAAAGGAGAAGACTATATCGATAAGGTATGGAACAAGGCTAAGATAATGGACCCGAATGATCCTGCCGGTATGTTTAAAACTATTTACTCTAAAAAGGGAGACTCTGAGGATGATGTGAATCCTGAGTTGAAACAGTATTTGAGAGCACAAGGCTATCAGGAGTAAACTTTAAATGTGTATTAAACTTTTAATATTTTATAGTATTTTTAAAGCATAAAACTTTACCATGGCAACATACATTCCAGGGATGACTGACTATATACCTCAAGTTCAACCCTTTCAACCTGATCTTAACTTCTATGCTAATGTCATGCAGACAAAGCAAGGAAGATTTGATAGTGCTAAAAGAAAGATCAATGAACTGTATGGTACATTGTTGAATTCCCCTATGAGTAGGGACAGCAATATCAAAAGAAGAGAAGAGTTTTTTAAGATAATCGATCAAGATATAAAAAAGATCTCAGGCCTAGATTTGTCATTAGAACAAAATGTGGATCAAGCCATGAATGTGTTCTCTGGATTTTATGATGACAAGTATATGGTTTCTGATATGGTTAAGACAAAGAACTATTTTAATGAGTTAGAGAAAGCTCAGAACTATAGAAACTGTAATAACCCAGAAAAATGTAATGGTCAGTACTGGGATGCTGGAGTACAAAAACTCCAGTATAAAATGGATGAATTTAAGAAGGTATCTGATAATGAATCTTTGAATTTTCAGATAGGTAGTTTTGATCCTTACTTTGACTGGAAGAAAGATGCCGCTAAGAAAGCTAAAGAACAGGGTTATGATGTAAAACAAGATACAGTATCTGGAAGATGGATTGTAAGAGATTCAAATGGAAAACTGGTTCAAGGAGGACTTGAAAACTTTTTTACATCTCTTTATGGAGATGACCCTCGAGTAAAAGCTAACTATGAAACGCAGGCTTATGTAACAAGAAAAAATTATGCAGCTAGCAATGCTGCTCAATTTGGTTCTGAAGAAGAAGCTGAAAAGCAGTATATAACAAATCACTTTAACAAAGGCTTAGAAGAGTATCATAATACTCTTAATGCTGTTATTGATGGATACAATCAAGTAAGTAATACACTTACTAAGTTGGAAAGAAAAAAGAATGGTCCGGGCCTTACTCCACAAGAAAAAGAAGCTTATACTTTAGCTACTCAGCAAAAACAGTATTTAGAAAAATCTAAAAGTACTGTTCAAGGAAGAATAGATGAGATTCAGAATAACATAAACACTGAAGACTTAAATAGCCTTAGAAGAAGAGTGGATCTTAGTGTAGCAGGAGCTTATGAAAAATCTGATATTGTAGGATTAGCTGAGTCTCTAGCTAATTTGAAAAAAGAACATACTCTTGAAGTTAATCCTTATGCTAAAATGTATGAAGAGTTTGGTCTTCAAAAGAAGTTAGCTGATCATAATGCTCTGCTTGATGTATGGAAAATGAAGCATGAGTTTGGGTATAAGGTAAAGCTTGAAGAATTAAAGAATGCTAAAAAAACAGGACAGCTTCCTGGAGCAATCCCTGGTACAGAAGGCTATGAAATAAAAGGAGCTCCTTGGTCTAATGTTAAGGAGAACTTAGATGAAAACCCTTCTTTGATCTATGATCGAAACATACAAGAGAGAAATGCTAAAATGGAATCTGCTTCTGCTTTAAGTAGTGGGGCTCTTTTACAATTAGTACAAGCTGCTCAAAATGCTTACAAAGCAAATCCTAATGAAAACAGTGGGGCTGCTTCTTTCTTATCTCAGTTTGGAAAAAATGCTGGTAATATAAAGACTATAGCTGAGTTGCAACAAGCAATAAAAGAAAATAAGCAAACTCCTATTAGTCTGTTTAATGGTCTTGTATCTCAAGCTAGCATGAAACAGAATCCTACAGGTGATTATGATTGGGCCCGCGGAATACTTAACCAAAAAGGTGGTATGATAGATCAAGTAAGATTTGCTAATGAAGCTTTTCATGCTACTCTTAATGATCAGTTAAACACTAACAAGAGAATTGCAAAAACTATAGAAGGTACTTTAAGTACTGAGAATCAGGTAGCAAGACATGCTGGATTACTTGTATCAAACTCCGGCTTTTTAGAAAGTGAAGATACTTTTGTTAAGAAATACATTAAAGCAAATGCTGATAGAAATATCATGGCATCACCTTCAAAAGCAAAGGAAGCTTATCAAGCTCTTACCAAGCAGTTCTTTTCTACTTATAATTCAGCTGCTGAAACTAGTTTAAGACAAGGTGAAGGTTTAGCCGGATCAGGAATGATATCTGCTACACCTATCCAATTCACAGGATTAGATCTTTTGGATAAAGGAACTAATAAGGTTGTAACAGATATCATCTCTACAACAAATCAAGCATTAAATACTCAAGGTACTACAACAGTTGTGATTGGAGACCCGTCTAAAGAAAGCTTAAAGCAAGAGAGTAATACTGCTGTCGGAGACTTTTTAACTTGGTATCTTAACCAAGCAGACCTTACTGATAAAAGTAAAAATAGATCTTTCTCTGCTGTTGTAAGTAATATTGCAGGAGAAGATCCTACTAAAGCAGCTATCACATTTAAAGGTATTGATCCTGATGTGATCAAACAATATACTGGTTCTGAAAAAGACCCTAAGGTTTTCTTTGGGCAAGACTTATCAAAAGGGATCACTGTATTCTTTGATAAGACTCAGCAAATAAATCCTTTTGAAAAACCCATGAGTGACCAAGAAACCATTTTAAGATTAAATGGTCATACTAAGTCAACCGGTTTTGAAGATCTGGCTGGTACAGTAGATTGGAGCTATGATAAAAATACAAATAGAGTTAGAGCTGTACATCATCCTGCTTATTTTGATAAAGGTAAGTGGGTACCTGCAGGAACCCCTCAGGTTCTTGTTGATAAAGATATGGCCAATCTAGATGAGTCTGTTAAGTATGTAAACCAAACTTTAGAAAATCTGGCTAAAGTAAATATGCAAATAGGTGCTAACATTGCTAATGCAACAAGAGGACAACAATAACATGGCTGAAGAAATACCTACACCCGAACCTAATCTTTCTGAGTTAGAAGCAGACTTAAATGCTACATTAAGCACACCTGGCTATGGCTTAAGTGATACTCTTCCTGCTAAACCAGAGGCTATTGATATCTATAAAAACAATGTAGGTAATCCTATTACAGGGAGTGAGCCACAAGGAAAGCTTGCTACATTTAGTAGTAAAGATTATGCTGCTGCATTAGGAAATGCAACATTGCAACAAACAAGTATTGCTGAAGAAGATCCTTATATTAAAATGCGTCCCTTCACTTATAGTGGAGACTATGATGCAGCTAACTTCGATCGATACTATGGAACCAAGGCTTATAAGACTTTAGGTTTCTCTCCTTACCGTGACAATGATGCTCTCTACAATCAGAAGATGACTTTTGGTGATCAGTTTGTAAGAGCAGCTGGTCAGTGGGATAACTTGATGGCTACCGGGTTTATGTCTGGAGTAAAATCGTGGGGAACAATGTTTACTGATCCCTTAGCTCCAGATCTTGACTCTGCAAGAGATATGAAAAGATCTATGGCCATTGGTAATATCAGTACAGGTGGTGTCGGAGCTTTTGTAGGAAATACCTTCTTAAACTCTGCATACAGTATTGGTATAGGTCTAGAATTTCTAGCTGAAGAAGCTGCACTAGCTGCAGCAACTGCTTTTACCGGTGGTATGGCAGGTGAAGTAACTCTTCCTGCAATGGCAGCTCGTGGAGGTTTTTTTGCCAGACAGCTTGGTAAGATTGGTGAAATGGGTGCAAAAGTAGGTGGTAACACAGAACGTTTTGCTAAAGCAGCTGAAGTTGCCGGACAATTTGCTAAGAATCTTAAAAAGGCTCCTAGTGGATTAGATGATATGTCTTCTGCAAGACAATTCTTTAGTAAAGTAGCTAATGGAACCTTTGATCTGATTAATCCTTTAGAATCAACGGCTGGAGCTTTAAAGAGTCAAAGATATGCTAATGATCTAGCTAAGACTGTAGGAACAGCCGGAGCTTTCATGGATGATATTATAAGAATTAAAACAGCTGCTTCAGAAGCTCAGTTAGAAGGAGGTATGGTAAAGATCGATGCGACTGAAAGACTCATTGATCAATACCGTGAGATGAATGGTAAAGATCCTGAAGGAGATGATTTAAAAAAGATTGAAGACTTAGCAAGTATTGAGGCCCGTAGAACAACTCTGTACAATTTCCCGGCTATCATGACTACAAATAAGTTGTTGTTCTCAACAATCTTATATCCATTAAAGAAGACTCTTGGTACAGCTAATGCACGCATGCTTGAAGATGTAGTAGCTGAAGACGGTATGAAAGCTTTAGCTAAAGATCCTTTTTCAGTTATTGGAAGAGGTACAAAAGCGCAGATGAAAGCTGCTGCTAAGTCTTTAGCTAAACCTGCTTTGTATGGTCAGTATGGTATGGCTTATTTAAAAGCCAATGTTGCAGAAGGTCTTCAAGAAAACATTCAAGAAGCTATTTCAGCGGGAGCTATTAATCATGCTCTAGCTGTACAAAAAGATCCGGGAATGGCTGCTTATCGTGGCTATATGGGATATTTAATGGATGGCTTGAAAGAACAAGTATCTGCTCAAGGTGCTGAGACATTTGCTTCTGGATTCTTAATGGGCATGTTTACACAACCTATTATGACAGCTCCTTCATGGGCTGTATCAAAAGGTATTGAGAAATTTAAGAATAAAGAAGCTCGCGATAAGGCTAAAGCAGAAAGAGATGAGGCTTTGAAAAAAGAAGCAGATACTCTTAATGAGATGGCTAATAATGATATTAACTATTGGGCCCCAGATCTAGGAACTGCTGTAAAGAATGGAGCATTAAGCAATGATCTTATGTCAGCTGCATCTATAGGAGATGAAAAAGCTTCTAAAGATGCTAAGTTCAGAATAGAGTTTAATCATATTGAAACTGCTATTAACTCAGGTAAGTTTGAAGATCTTATGACTAAGCTTGCTGACTACAAGAATCTTACTCCTGAAGAAGCATTTGAAGCATTCCAAAGATATGGTATTGGTATTAATACTAAAGAAGAAGCTATACAAGCCTTAGAAAAAATTGATGGTGTTATCGAAAGAGCCAGATCAATCAAAGATAAATATCAGGCTGTAGCACAAGATTTTCCTAATCCCTTCAACCCTTCAGGACTAAAACCTGGAACTGATGATTACAATGCTGTAGTAGATTCCCATATGGCATGGAGAGAAGCACAAAAGAATCTTGTATTTGCAACAGCAGAGTTTGAAAACTATTCTACCCGATTAGCTCAAATGACTGATGCATTCAGTAATCTAGCATCTCCTATTGCTAAAGCTGATACTCAAAGACTTTTATCTACTATGAATATGGTTTCTCTTAAAAAAGAGATTGCTACTTTAAAGCAAGAACTAAAAGGTCTGAATCAAGTAGAGGCTCCAGCTTCAGAGAGAAAAGAAAAAGAAAAAAACTTAGAGCTTCTTGAGAAGTTCTATGATGCTATAACTGTAGCTCAAGAAACTATTAAAAAAGAAAACCTTACAGATAAGGTTGAGAAGCAAGTAGTATATCAAGATGCAAAAGAAGCCTATCAAAAGTATCTAGGTCATATTGCTAAAAAGAATGACTCTATCTTGTTTAACAAGACTACAGATAAAGCTTTTGATTTGTTGACTGATACTTTAGAAATGAAGTCCGAGCAATACAATCTTGCTAAAACTATCAATGTTCTTAATAACCCTAATGGTTTCTTAAAGCTTCAGAAGAGACTTCAAGAAGCTTTCAATCAGGAAAGATTAGAGAAGCAGGAAAGAATTCTAGAAAACCTGGAAGCTTTCCTTACAACAAAAGATGAGAACCAGATAATTCAAACCTTAGGAAAACTTGGTGTAAAGATTCCTGAAGACTTTCTTGCTGAGTATAAGGATGCTCTTAAAAATAAGAAGCCATTACCGAGCCCAGAGTATTATATAAACCCGGCTACTCAAGAGAAGATCACAAAAGAAACCGGTGGACAAGAGTTTGAAAAAGCAGCTGAATTATGGGATGCCTTCCGCGCATGGATGCATTTGACCAATGATATTAAAGATACAGCAGAAATAGAGAAATGGGCTTCTCTTATTGACAGTGCTACATCTGAAAAAGAGCTTGATTCTATAATGGATCAGCTTGATAAAGCTGGAGCTATGACTCCGGATTTTCTAACAGATATCTCTAAAAAGAGAGAATTACTACAGAAAGGTGGAGAAGAAGCTATCATTAAAGCATTCAATGATTATAATCCAGGACTAAAAGATAGGCTTACTCAGATGTATCATCAGGCCAAAGTAGATGGAAAGATCAAAGAAAGTACTTCATTGGCTCAGTTCCTAGCTACCGATCCAGATGCTATTATACAGATCCGATCGGCTGAAAGTGTAGAGAAACTTGTAGATAAACCTGTAGTAACTCCTGAACCGGTTAAGAAAGAACCTATAAAAGGATATACCCAGCAAATGCCAGGTGGAAGAACTGTTACTTTTAATCCTGATCTTAGAACCTGGGAATTCAGAAATCGATCAGGTAAACTTATCACCAATAAGAAAACAGTAGAGAAGCTTGTAGATGATCTTTCTAGAATGCCAGGTATTGTAAAGACCTGGTGGACAAGATTCTTAACAGATGCTGAGAGAGATAATGTAAGAGCTGCTTTTGAAGATTATGCTAACAAAGCAAGAGCTGGTATGGAAGCTAAAGGTCCGGAAGGATTTGCTCCTACACTAGAATTTATGTTGCTTGAAGCGTTGCAAGGTGCTAAATTTGATATTAACTCTGATGTTGCAACAAATGTAACAGATGCTGGCGGAGCATGGTTTGGAGCTAAAGGTTATAAAAGTGTGGATGCTTTTGTCAATAGTGGGTTAGCTGATATTTATTCAGCTTACGGTATGCAACTTCCTGATGATACACAAGACCTTATTAATGATGTCTATAATATAATCAATGAATATCCGGCTGGGATTAAAGATAAAGATCTTAAATCTTATAAAGAAAGGGTAAATCCTAATGAAGAGTTATTAGATCTAAAGAAAGATTTTGCTAAAGAGCATGGTCTGGATATAGAAAAAGCATATTTTAAGATTGAGTCAGAAAACTTATTAAACTATAGTGAAGCTCCTCCTGCAGATGTGGATGTAACTGTGCCTCCGGAAGAAGTAACTCTTGTTCCTGAGAAAGATTGGAAACCTATCACAAATGCTAGTGCTCTTAAGAAAGGAGATGTCCTTATAGATAAAGCTGGTAAAGAATATGTATTCATAGGATACGATCCTGGTTATGAACCTTCTTTTTCTCCTGATGATAATGTTACTTTCCCGGGAGAACCAGAAAGTATCTCTACAAAAGATAGAGAAGGTAAGACTGTAGACTTTTATGGTCCGCAGATATTAACTTTAGCTATGAAGCCTTTTGCTAAAAGAGAAGTAGTAGCTACAGAAGTATTACCTGTAGAACAGGCAGTTAAGACTGTAAACAAAGACTATGAAGGTAAAGTGATCTTTATCACACCGGGATCAGGTAAAACTGATCTTGCCAAAAATAATGAAGATGTGATAGATGCTGATAATTTACTTTTAGAAGCTATACAAGAGCTTAATCCTATTTATCCTATAAGTGATCAATTATCGGCTGCTCAAAATATTTATGATGCTATTCGATATGCAGGTATAGATAAGAAAAAGCTATATACTATAGGTGCTCAAAAAATAAAAGAGATGGCGGCAAAAGGTAAGACTGTTATAACCAGTAGTGTAGCACTCATGAAGCATGCTGATATTATTATGAATCAAACCAATCCGGAGTTTATTATAGAAAAGTATGATCGAAACAAGGAACTTACAGCCGACACAGGAGATGCTTTAGTAATAGGGATCTATCAGGATATTCAAGATGCTATTAAAAAATCTCCAGCAGAACTTTTAGGAACTATTACTGCACAAGAAGTAACGGAAGTTCCTGAGATCACTATTGAAGATATTAACAAGAACTTGACAGCTGATAACTTGGCTTTGGCTCAAGAAAGAGGTTATGATGCTATTTACAAAAATGAAAGATATGCTATTACCAAAGTTGAGCAAAATTCTGTATCTTTAAAAGCTCTGGATGGTTCTACTCAAACAGTGGCACCTTCAGAAATTACAGCTGTAACAGAAAAGGAAAATGTGGTAATTACATCAGAGGAGAATAAAGACTTTAAGGATAATAGTAAAAAGCTAGAGACCGGAGCCTTTGATGTTGATTTTGATGCAGACAACCTTGATGATGCAGCAAATGCTATTAGAAAAAATATTTGTTAAGCCATGGGAATTTGTAATTTAGATCAGAATAAAGATCTTGCTAAAGCACTAGCCACTTACTTAAACATCAGCATTAAGAAAAATCTGGAAGGTGAAACACCTTTCAAACTTGTTAGTGTAATGAGAGATGTTTATAAAATTGCTTATGAGAAAGATCAGGATGTAAACAAGGCATTAGGTGTAGCAGGAGCTATGCCAAAATTATTTTTACAGCTTCTCAATAAGAAGCCAGAGTATTTAATGAAGCTTGCTGATAAAGGCTTCAAGATAGATCCTATTATTGATTTCAATAAGAAGATTGAAACTTCTGAAAAACCTCTTGATGTTGTTAGTGAGTCTATCAAAGGCATTGCCGTACCTACAGTTACACAAGCTATTCAAAATAGTACAAGTGTAGAACCTATTAGCAAGCCTATTATAAAAGAGGCTGCTAATGTTCCTACCTATACTGATAAGTCTTTAGTAAAAGATACTTTCAAAGCTACTACCGGATTCAGTGTAGTAAAGAGTAAAGAAGGAAAGTTTGAGATTGATCAAGCCAATCCGGCAAAAGCTGCTTCTTATGCAGCATTGCAGAATCTACTAATGATCCAAACAGAGGATCCTACATTTGAAAATGTTAAGTATGATGGTCATACTGGTTTCAAATTGAAAGCTGCTATTGAAGCATCTCTTCCTGCAAACAGTATATACAGTGAAGTAAAAACAAGTACATCTGTAGTATTAGCTATTACAGATAATCAAGGTAATTATTTATACTTCGATGATGCAGGTAAGATAAGCAATCCTGAGAATGGTAAAGTAGCTTATTTTTCCTTAGAAGCAATCACTAAAGAAAAGATAGCAAAAAAGGTAGAGCTTGGTTTAGAAAAATACAAAGTTGATTTTGCTGAAAAAAGTGGAGAGAATGCACAATCACTTGAAGATGCTTTAGAGCAAGAAGAAAAGAGACTTACTAAGAAGTTTAATCAACAAGCTAAGCTTATTGAAAGCATAAGACTTAAGACTAATATGAATGAGAAGGTAATGCTTGATATTACCGGTGGAGAGGTTGGTTTTGTAGATGATAGAGCAGGTAAGAATAACTTATCTGAGTTTAACTTAAAGCCTGAAGAGATTAGAAGTATTGGTGCTGCATTTACTGATTACAAAGAAGGCAATCGTAATGTAAGAGTGCCTGCTGTAAAGTTTGCTAACTATGATAAGTTGATCGGCTTAAAAGGCTTATCTATAAAAATAGCAAGTCCTGAATTGTTTGATAGTCTTATTAACTTATTAGTTGATGATCTTGTAAAAGATGATGGTAGTCCGGTTTCTCCTCAAGAGAAGATTGATTTGTTCAAGCAGTATGCTCATGTAAACAAATTCCTATTATCGGCCGGTGAGAATGCTTTAAATATCTTTATTGGTAAAGAACTTGTATCTCTTGAGAACAAGGAAGAAGCTAAGAAAGTAATATTAGACTTCTTAGCAAAGAATGCATATCATACCTTCATCAAAACCTTAGATGGTAGTTATACCAGCTTTAACATTGCTGATGGTGTGTTATCTGTTAAACAAGAACCTTCTTATGTAGACTTCATAAGTAAATATTTGGTACCGCGTGTTGGTATGGATATCAACACAAAGAGACCTATGATAAACAATGGTTACTTTACTTTTGAAGTAAGTAATCAACAAGAGGTTGCTGCTGAAAAAGCTAAGGAAGCAGTAAAAGAAGCTAAAGAAGAAATTAAAAAGTCTAAGTATAATACTGATGACTTAGCCGATGCTTTAGAAAGATCTAAGCTTATTGCTTCACGATCTACTCCAGAGCAAGAAGCTGCAGGTGACAAGTGGTTAGCAGAAACTGCTTTACTAAAAGTAGAAATTGATGGTAAGCCGGTTATTACTTTAGCTGATCTTAGAAATATTGTTAACTCAGATGCCTTTGCTACTTTTGCAAAAGCAACTATGACATTGCATGAGGGTGGTAATTCTACCCATATGTATCATGAAGCTTGGCATGCTTTTAGTCAGATCTTCCTAAAAAAAGGAGAAAGAGATCATCTTTATACTGAAGCAGCTAAGTTAAACCAAAGCTTTACTTACATTAAGAAAGTACCAGGGCCTGGTGGAAACACTATTAAAAAGGTTTCTGTAAAGCTTAATACTTTAGATCCAAAGAATCCTTCAGATAGAAAGATCCTAGAAGAGTTTATAGCAGAAGAGTTCCGTGTATTTGCTATGAACAAAGGTGCATTTAAGACTACACCTACTGGCTTTAAGGCTATCTTCAAAAAGATATGGGCCCTATTAAAAGCCTTGTTTAAAGGTACAGTACCTATAGATGTTTATTCTACTCCGGGATCATCTGTTTTTTCTGAGATGTTTAATGCATTATACAATGCTAAAAATGTTGAAGATCTTAATATGTTCCAACCAGCTATTCAGAATGCTGAGTTTGGTACTCTTAATACAGGATTGATCAATGAGCTTTCTGAACTAGATATGGAGCTTATCTCAAGATCTATAGATGGTATTATTTCTAATGTTACTACTGATCTTATTATAAATAAAGGTAAGCCGGGAGCAGCAATGCAGATATTTGCTACTACAAAAGCTTTAGACTTCCTTTACAATGTAAGTATCAAGACTGCTTTAAGCGATCGATTAGAAGAACTAGTAGCAGAAAAGAAAGCTAATGAAAGTAAGTGGAATACTATTGAGTTAGATTATCATCTTAACAATATCAATATCTTACAGAAAGCCTTAGATAACTTCGGTGATGTAAAAAGTATCCTGGAGAATAAAACTAAGGATAATAGCATTACAGCATATCATTTAAAGAATAGTGCTTTTGCTAGTAGAATAAAAGAAGCTATTGTTGATCCCACAGATATTTCAGAAACAAGTGCCGCGGATATATTAGCTAGAAATGACAAGCAAGCAAACAGTGCTGAATCTGAAAAGCTTGCTACAGCTTCAGCTGTTTATATCATGCAAAGTCTTGTTCAACAAGAATACAATGATAACAAAACAAGGATCACAGATAGACTTAACCAGTTAGGGTTTCCTCAAACTATAGAGTTTAAACCATTCTGGAACTTCCTAATGAACAAAGTAGGAGGTGAACAAAATGAGGTTGATCTATACAACAAACTTGTTGAGTTAAAAGATAAGAAAGTAACTCCACTTATCCAGCAATTGTTAGATAAGGTTGGAGATCCGGCCGAGAGAATGACTGCTAGTAAGATATCTGCAGACATATGGTTAGGATTAGTAAGATCTATGAACATGACTCGTATAGATCTACACAACAATGTTTTTGAGGTTACTAAGGATGA